ATGGGAAAATCGACCTTACGACTTGACACACGCCGGGCATTAAAAGACGGGACTTATCCTATACAAATAGTAGTCGGATATGGGACTAACATATATTTAAGCACGGGCATATATGCAAGCATATCAGAGTGGGACAACCTGACAAAGCAATTTGTTGGCAAAGGAAATAAAAGAGTGAATAATATTCTTGCGACCATGCTCGCAACTATTACGGCACGTATTTTTGAATTAAAAGAAAACGGACAATGGCAAAAACTTTCACGCCCTCAAATTAAACAAATGCTTACCAATTTAGACTTAATAAGCCCTACGATTGGCGTACCGACATTAGGCATGGCGTTTGACAATTTAGAAGACGTAAAAAGCGAAAACACGCGCCAAATCGTCGTAAATGCAAGAAAAAAGTTAGTTGCCTTTTGTGGTGACTTAAATAACATCCAATTTAACGACATATCTCGTGTTTGGCTTGATGATTTTTACAAGTCAATGGCTACTTTGTCCGTGAACTCAAAATCCTTATATATGCAAGTTCTACGAAAGGCGATATATTGGGCTATTGATAGGGAATACACGACAAACAACCCATTCAGGCACTATCATATAAAGTCAGAGGAAACGAGGATGAGGGTTTTACCCATTGAAAAAATGCGCACGCTCTTAAACCTTGATTTGCAATACAGATATGGCGAATATCGCGACTTGTTTATGCTTACTTTTTACCTGATAGGGATAAACACCGTTGACTTATCGAAACTGACAGAAGATAATATCCGAAATGGACGGTTGGAATACCGACGCGCTAAAACAAATAAACTTTATAGTATAAAAATAGAGCCGGAGGCAGAGGAAATAATAAAGCGATACCGTGGTAAAAAGCATTTACTTAGCTTTTTCGACAAGCATAAGAATTATAAGACTTTTCGCGGTTTGGTGAATGAGGCGTTGTCCCGTATCGGGCCGGTTGCCGTGAATGAAAGAGGACTTGCCATAAAATCCGAAAACAAGCGCGCTATAATGCAGCCATTGGAAAAAGACTTAACGATATACTGGGCGCGTTATAGCTGGGCCACATACGCGGCTGACTTAGAGATACCAAAAGACACGATAAGTGAGGCGTTAGGACATTCACACGGGGCGAAAGTAACCGGCGTTTACATAAAATATAATCGCGATAAAGTGGATGAGGCTAACCGCAAGGTCATTGATTATGTATTAGGAAAATAAACAAAATAACCCCGGAGGCTTCATCGCTCCGGGGTTAAGATTAAAGTTTAATATCATTTTCCAATACGAATTTAGCAAGGCAATACGCTTGTTTGTCAGTAACTCGCATATATCGGTCAACCGATTGGCAAACATCTTTAATGAAGTTGTTATTTACTTTTTTCGCCATGTCCTCAATAGCAAAAATTCTTTCACTCCATAATTGATAAGTAAGGCTGTTACGGTCGCCCTGTGTAATGCCATTTACCCATTTCAAAGTTTGTATAACTTGCTCTAATGGTGATAGTGGCTTAGGGGCATACGTTTTTGGCGTTTTCCTTAACGCCTTGCCTGTTTCGTCAACGAGGTTAAAAGCCATTTCTTTTTTCGACACTCCATTTTCATAAGAAACAAGTACATAGCCCGTTGACTTCGTAATAATTTGTTCGATAACGCCTTTAACACCTTTCTTGTTAAAAACTATTTCACCAAGTTTAACCATAATATTATACAGTTTTTACCGTGTGTCTCACGTTTTTAATGATTGATTTTTTAATTTTGATATACAAAGATACTGAAAATCAGCGACTTACGCAAATTTATTATCTTAATAAGACTTAAATTATTACCTCTTTCGCCTTATTTCTTTTTCAATTTACCTCTTAACATCCAAGCTATTGCCACGCATAGCAAAATGGTAAAAGCGGCAAGGAAAGGAAAGACGTTAATACACAATTTATCCCACCATCCCAGCTTCTTTTCAATATAGATAGGCGTTTCGACTTCGTTGTTCGTTTTTTCCGTCTTGCCCGTCTTCTGCTTCTCGCTGTTTTTCATCTCGTTGCTTTTCGTCCGGGTTTCGCTGTGATGTTTTTCCTTGTATATGGTTTTTCCTGCCGTGTCCTGAACGACAATAATAGAGTCTATAATCCGCAACGAGTCGGTATATCGAATTTTGTTTACAACTTTTGATGTATCGTAAATAAAAATGCTGTCGGTTTTTACCGACGTGACGGGCACATATTTTACGCTTCTGCATCCGAACATTAGGGTAATAATAAAACAAATCAGCATACCCCACAACGCGCCTTTTAGCTTTTCTTCCATAGTTCAATTCTTCAAATCGTTTATAATTTTGGTTAAACTCGTTTAGCAAACTATCATTTATTAAATCTTTGACTGTCGGAATTTTTGGCCGTAAATGCTTTGTTTTCTTTTCCGCGTCCTTAGTGGCTTCTTCTGCCGCTCGTCGTAACGCCTCAATGTCCAGCCGGTAATCCTTATTAAAGGAACTATCCGCGCAGTTGAAAGTATCAGTATAACGGTTTTCAATAAAGCCGACCGACTGAATAAACGATAATAGTATTATGATTATAGTATCCATGTTATTTCCTTAATTATTGTCAAGTGTGCCCGTTTTTAGCGAAATGGGCACACTTGATAAGATTAAATATTTTCATACTCCTTTATCGCGTCAAAGCACGGGCACGCCTTGATGCGTTCCCACGGGTCTACAACGCCATTATGGTTCGTGTCGGGTGAAATGTCCCTGTGCCCTAATATTTGAGCTTTAGGATAACGGCCTTTCAACTCTTTCAGAAGCCGCACAAGGCTTTGTTTTTGCTCGTCCGTGCGATTGTCCGTCGGCTCGCCTTTCGCGTCAATACCGCCAACGTAAGCCACGTTTACGGATGTGCTGTTATATCCTTTCACGCCGTTGCTGACAAACTGCTCGCCAAGCATTTGCGAAATTGTGCCGTCAGGCATGACGACGTAATGATAACCCGGATTTTTCCAGCCTTTTCTCTTAAACTCGGCTCGTAAGTCGTCAACGGTTTGCCGCTGGCTTCCTGCCGTGCAATGCACGAAAATTCTTTTAATCGTTCTCATTTTACCTCCTTATTTTATTGATTGTTATTCCTCTTTTTTATTATTCATTGCTTCTTCTATCGCTTCGCCCAAATCCTCATTTTTCTTTTTTGCAAAAGCCACGACAAAAGCCGAAATAAAGCCCTTAATGCTTTTTTCTTCGACCCTCACGCCGTGCAACCAAAAGAAGTGGCCGCAAAACGACTTCGCCTCGCAAAATATGGCTATCGCCGTAGCAATCACGCCGCCAATCATGTAATCAACGCCGATAGGCTTAAAAACGGCCATTCCTACACATACACCCATGCTCACCCACATAATATAATCCATAAGTTTGTTTACGGTTCGTCGTAAAGCTCTTGACGTTCGCCATTTATATTGCGCCATGACGATTTTATCACCCTTTGCTTTAGCTCTGTTATAACGCTTGCTACTCTCGCCCCAGCCATACCTGAAGTCGGCCAATACACATATAAGTATGGCTATCAACAGCCAGCGCGCGTCGTATATAATGGCGACAAGCTCGTTGCCAATCGCGACAAAGGTAAACAGCCTTGCGCCACTATTCATATTTACTTCTTGCTCAAACATTTTTATTGTAAAGTCTAAAATTTACATTTCCGCTTTCCTGCCATACAATTACGTTATACTTACATTCTAATAAATGTAACAGCTCCATATTCAAGCGGTTTGCCTTAATCTCCAACGGTTCTTTGTCGTTATCAATAATCGCCATCTCTAATTCTTTTTAATGTCCTCTTTCGCCTTTTATATTTGTTTTTCAAAGACAAACTTTCATAATGTCCTTTGATGTAAAAATATTCATACTTTTCGCTGGCTATCATGTTTATTATTTTCCGGCGCATACCGTATTCGTTGCAATATCGTAAAAGCCCCAAATATGAATTTATGCTGTTAATGGCCCTGACTATACGGGGCAAGTCGTCGGCGGCGTTCAAACGCTTAACCGCCCTTACAAAGTTTGTTATTGTCCTGTTGCAGCAATATACACGGTATGGCTTGACGATTTCGCCCGTAAATTCTACGCCTTTCGTGTAATGCTGTATGTAAAATTTACGTTCGTTTAGCTGCAAACCGAGTTCTTTCAGCTTCGCCCTTATCAGCGGAACGCAAGCAAGCAAAAATGCCTTGTCCTGATGTATGCAATAAAAATCATCGACATATCTTCCGTGCAGGGTTATGCCGATTTCTTCAAGATACCAATCAAGCACATTGAGAAGGAAGTTTGCAAATATCTGTGCAAACAAATTGCCGATAGCCACGCCCAATCCCTCGCCGTTGGTAAAAAGCGACTTATTAGCCGGTAAGTAGTTCCAATATTCCGCCGGGCTGTGGCGTTCGCAATTCTTTTCAGGGCAATGCAAAATAACGGTATGGCAAAGATACCGTAAGTCTTCTATGTCTTCATCTTTGTAAAATTCCAAAATGAAACGGTCTATCATTTCAGCCAGCAACATCTTGTCAATACTCATAAAGAAACCCTTTAAGTCAAGTTTCATTATGTAGCAATCCTTAGTGTAGTCCTCACTGCACTTCCTGATGTCGTCTTTAAGCATATTTATGCCGTAAAGCTGCCCTTTTCCCTTACGGCAATTAAACGTGCGCGGACTAAAAATTTCCTCAAAAAGCGGCTCTAACCGTAAAGCGATGTAATGATGTACAATCCTGTCTTCAAAAGAGGCGGCAAACACTTCTCGATAGCGCGGACGTGTAACGACAAAACAAATGGATTTGCCCGGTTGGTATGTTCGCGCGTTTATCCGTCCGCATAAATTGATTATACGACTTTCATAGTCCATTTCATAGACTATTGCGCTTGCCGTTCTCCGCTTGCTTCTCCTGCAATCGAAGTACGCCTCTAACATATTTGCAACCGTTACCATTTATAATTATTGCATTTTGATTTCCATAATAGTGCTGAAACTGCGCGAACGTATCTCTGATTTGAAGCCTTAGTGTTGTTGTTGGCGTTGCCGTTGTTGAGGTTCAAGTTCCATGCGTTCGTCGCGCTGGCCTTAGACGGCTCGCAATCGGTGGCGTATTTTCTTATTCTTAACCGTGAATGACGGTATATGCCCCATTTATACGGAAATTTGCTCACTCGGTCAGTCTTGACTTATCCGATACCGGCTACTCCTTAATCTTGGTTAAAGAGTTCTTCCATGCTGAACTTTGTTTGCCTATCGCGTCCATAAGCTCTACGATTTGTGCGTGCCGCCCTAATCCTTTAATCCATCTTCTTTCTCCTGCAATCCTAATCAATGTTTTCAGAGTTTCAAACAAGGTCTGAAATTCGGTTAAGTGCCTTAAACGTATATCGCGGTCTTTATTCATGTACGCCGCCGCTATCTCTCGTAAAAGGCTAATTCCCAAATCTTGCATCTTTGCGCCGACACTGAATTTATACGCCCTCGGAAAATTCGGAGTAATATCAAGAATTTCATCGAGCAACTTCCGTGCGTCTAAATATATGCGTGTATTAGATACTAATTTGATTTGTTTTGTTTGCTCTGTCATTTTTCAGATTTGCGTTATAATGGGCACGGCTTTCGCCGTGCCTTTAAGTCTTAAAATTAAAGATTGAAGTTTAACTTATAAATGCTGAAACTGCGCGAACGTATCTCTGATTTGAAGCCTTAGTGCCGCCGTCGGCGCCGCCGTCGCTGAGGTACAAGTCCCATGCGTACGTCGCGCTGGCCTCGGTCGAAGTCCAATAAGCGTCCTCGACAAGCTGCGTTGCACCGCTGATTAGCGAGAGCGCATAGTTAACCTTTGTCATGTTGGCGTAAATCATCATCATTTCGCCCAATGACGGCAACCACCACTTACCGGCGGTAAGCCCCTTGCCGTTGGCGTTTGAACGACTGTACAAATTACAGAAGCCGGGGGCGTAACTTGCCGTGTTGGTGACTGCGCCCTCCTTTGAGGCTGCGATTTGCTTCTGTGTGTTCGTCTTGCCGTTCCAATCGTTTAAGGCCGTCACTCTGTCCCACGTCGTCGTACCGCCGCCGCTCACTTCTCCGCTGCTCCACGTCAACTTCGTTGTCGCCTGTGTCGGTGCTACGACAAGGATTTTTCCACCCTCGACGATAGCCACGCCGTCGGCAATTTCGCCGCTGTTCTGCAAACTCGTCCATTTGTGAGGCTTTACAATTAGTGGATAATCGTCGCTCCTACGGTGATACATGATGAATACGCCGTCATATAAGCTGTTTAAGCTCATATTGCTTAATAGCGCATTTTTCAAGTTGGCCAAATTAACCAACGTTACTTTGCCGTTGCTGTCGGTCATTACAAAATACTGCTGTCCGTCGATAGTTGTCACTACGGTCTGACCGTTCAATTTTTTTGTCTTTTTTACTGCCATAATTATTTATTTTGAATTAGAAATCGCAAGTATCTGTATTTACAATTTGCCAACTATAATTTAAATTATCAGTTGATATACACAGCATTTCGCACAGAGTATTGGCCTTTGGCGTTATTTTATTGACTATTATTGGATTGCTATATGTATCATTACCAACAATGAAACGACCTGTAAGGCTTGTCAGTCCGGCCATTCGCGTAACTACAGGTTCGTAAATCCTTAAATAAAGTCCTTCCAAAGTCTCATTAGCCGGTATAGCAAGATATGCTTCACGGTCGGTGTTTCTAATTTTAAGATTGCATCCATAATTTAGGGGATTTATAACAGTGCCATTTTCCATGTCAAACGCTGAAATGTCAATAAACGGTAAACGCAACATTCTTGATGTTATATTTCCATCGACATTTATATTTTTAAAATTGCCAATATTACAAATAACCGTACCGTCTTTTGCCTGAAAAAGAATATTGCCGTCGCTGTCTTTCATATCGATAACTTCGACGCCTAAATTCTTTATCAGGGCATAACTTGTGAGCAAAATATTGGTTGCTACAATTTCCCATTTATTAGTGACAGACCAATAGCCATTATTGCTGTCGTCCGTGCTGCCCGGATAATTCGTACTTGTCTTTGTGTGCCCCTTTATACAGCTTGCATAATTACCCTTGTACACAACGACATCTTTCCACTCGTCGCCGTCCTTACCGGCTTGGAAAGAATATCCAACCGGCAATTTCTCCCAGTCTTGCGGCCCACGCAATGCCGGGCCGCGTTCACCTTTTTCTCCGTCGAAAACGGTGCTTATCCGTAGAGTTCTTGAATACGGCAAACCGATAGCTGTAATAGTAAAAGGAACTTCACCGTTTACTTTGACCTTATTTAAAAGAAGTAGCCGATAACAAAATCTATATCCGCCATCGTCTGTCGTAAAACCCCAATACACATTGTTGTCCAACAAATAGTGTCCGCTTGATAATGTACTGCAAGAAAAACCATCCTTGCTCGTACCGTATTTTAACCGTTGGCCGCCTTTAAAAACCTCAACGTAAACATTCAATACTTGGTTGATTTTTGTAAACACGACATTCTCACCCGTTACGACAATACTTATACCGTCTTCGCCATCCTCTCCGTCATCGCCTTTTACTTTTCCTGCGTCTTTCCAAATTTTCTCCTCCGCGACCCACAAATGACCGTCGGTTAAATTTATGTAAGTATCACCAATTTCGGCTTTTTGGCAATACCATGTAAAATCCGGCGCATTTTGATATGTCATAACGGACGGAGCGGCAAATCCGGTTTTAGTCTCTCCGTCGTATGTTTCCGAATAATCCGAACTACTATCAACGATGAATTTATCGTATTCCGATTTCGACCCACTTATCGCCGAAAAATTTGCAAAGTGCGCCTTGCATTCTCCTTTTGGCGTTATACCCGTACCGTTTTCGCCGCTCATAATAAGCGATGTCGTGGTGGCGGTAACGCTTTTATTCTCCACATTTACCGCGCCAACTGTGGCATACAGACTAACGCCGATATTTCCCCGGTCGCTGCATACGCCATTTATAACTATCGTATCACCGACACGGAACTTATCGGCGTTATTGATACTGCCCCACGTTTCTAAGTGCCCTGTCGCTCCATACGTTTGCCATTGCGCATAAGTATAATGGCGAGAGGAGGTGTCGGCCACTATAACGCTGCCGCCCCTCTCGCCTTTCTTTATAAACTTAACAACTCGCGTAATGCTCGGTTTGTCGCTCATAATCCTAATCTTTCGCTGTTATGTTTACCGATACATCGCCTCCAGCCTGTTGGCAATGTTCCCTCGTAACGCTGTAACTTGCTACTGCCGTTGTTCTGTCGCTCTCACTATTAAGGTAAACACCTGCCGCATCTTTTACCACGAAATAAAATGTAGTGTCTAATGCCTTGACATTCGTCCCTCTCTTAACAACAACAGGCGTATATGTGACTTGTCCGTTGCCGCTTTCGTCCTCTGAAATAGTCTCATCTTCCGGGCTTGGGTGTGGGTCAATGTCGAACGGGTCAGAAGCATCCATCACACTTTGTATATCGCTGCCAATTTCGGCATTATCACGATAGACGGTACAACGATATTCGCCGTATGTGTTTATATCGGCGGCATGAACGGTCAAAGTTTGCGCCGTTTCGCTGGATATTTCAGCCCAGCCGGACGTACCCATTTTTTCCCATTTGTACGTGAGATTTTTAGTTATCGTTTCGCCGCCTTGACTTGCCAATGCCTTTAATATACAACTGCCGCCTTTCTCTGTAATGACAAAATTCTTATTGTCACCGGCGGCAATAGTCACACGATAACTTGTACCCGTTGACTGCTGTATCGGTATGTTGTAGCTTGCTTGTATCTCGTCGCTCTGCGTTCCGTAACTGATAGTTGCCACCATTTTTATAACTGCCGGGGCAAATCCCGATAACTCGACAATGTTTTTAAGGATTTGCAAACCATAATAAAGATTATCACCGCTCGGCGTAATCTTCTTAAAGTACCCAGCAAAAATGCCTGAACTTGTATCGCCGCTAAATTCTATCTTCGTGTCATTGAAGTAGAAATTTATAGCGTCGGGGGTTGCCACGCCCTCGGCAACACGGCTTGACGTGCAAACAAAGTAGAGCAACGGTTTTGTAGCCTCAAAATTCGGGTATATCTTCGTTACCTCGTCTTCCGTGCCCTGCCATTCCTGATATAAATCGCCTGTGGGCGACATTATCAAAGCCGTATATGTTCCGGCCTTGCTTAAAAACTTTATGGTTCTTGATATTGACGCGCTACTCATTGTTTATTCCTCCATACTTTCATTTTCACTTGCAATTTCGGCCTCGCTGTCTATTTCCGTATTTTCTTCGTTGTCTTCGCCCTTGTTGTCGCTCTCGTTGCTGTCTTTGTCCGTAGCATTATCACTATCCGTATCAGGAAGCGGCTCTTCTTCCGATACGTTGCCGATTAAATCTCCGCTTTGTGTTCCATTTTCCCTTACCGGCATAATGAAACGGCTATCCGTGGCCTGTGGCAACGGGCGTGTAACCGCGCCGTCCTGCTCTTCCCTTGCCTCGTGCGGCATAAGTGCGATACCGCCTATTTGCGTCAATATCTCGGTAAGCTGCGTAAGTGGCCCGAATTTCAACATATCGCTTTGCCACAAAAGATAATTTCCGTCTTTAACAGAATTTCGGTCGCTTTCAAGCTGCAAATATTTTGCAACTAACGGATTTACTTTAATATACCTTGCCATAATCCTAAAAATTAAAGTTCTTATTATTTTATCAAAATTACATTCCCGTCGCCGTCTTCAAATACCGCGCCGTCGCTGTCTTCCCATGCACACGTCGGGCCTGCGTCTATCACATCTACGCCATACACGCCGCCATACTGCTCGCTCATTTTCTCAGTCGGCAATGTCGGGTTCATGCCTTGCCCTACCATTTCAAAACTTAATGCCCCGCTTTGTTTATTGGTAGCCACACTCCATATTATTATAAGCTCCCTTTCGGGGTCTTCTATTTCGCCGTTAGTAGCCCAAATCTTGGCTTCGGGCGCAATGGCTAAAAGTCCCGGCGGTATGTTCGTCGGTACGCCGAATATATCGTATTCAAATTTCGGTATGCGCCTTACAAAAGCAATTATCTTTTGTGGCGAATTGTCGTTTAATTCAACGCTTCCGGGATTGCCGTTAATGTCATATTTCGCCCTGCACCTCAAATAAAGTTCCTGGCCCATAATGCTTCGGTCTACGGTTACACTCGCCCCGTCCTCGGATATGGTAACATCGTAGTCGAGCGTCGTGTCTTCTCCGACTTCCGTCCATGTGTTGTCGTCCCTGAAAATTTCCCAAACAAAAAGCCTGTTTTCCGTCGGGCACTCGTCTTTACCTACACGCAAGTTTGCGTGTACGGTTTGTTTAGCTTGGTCGCCCAACGGGTTGTAAATCGTTTGGTCTGCCGCGTCTAAAACAAGGCGTGGCATATACACCGTCGCATTACGGCACAAAATCTGTACTGTGCGCCAAATTGTAAATAGTTGTTTGGTTCGCGGGTCGGTATATTCGGCATAAAATACAAGGTTTAAGGGCAGTTGAGGCTGGGCGTTTTTCTTTACTTTCAACCGCCCGGCATTGCCTCCGCTTGTGACGATTTCAAAGTTTTCATCCGCGGTGCTGATTTGCCGCCGCTCGTCGTCTACGACTTCGTACCAACGGACATTTGCCAAACTTTGGTTTATACGTCCTGCCGATACGATTTCGTCCTTGTCAAGCTGGCTTACCGCCGGTTGGATAATCAACGGCGTAATACTATAATCGGGCGTATAAGTGCCGTCGTCAGCGTTGTAAGTCTGCACGTCCGGCACGCTGCCCTCAACCGCCATGCAAACATTAAGTTGCAACGGCTTAAAATTGAAGTCAAATCTTTTAATTTTCATATTGAATGTCTTTATTAAAATTCATAACTGACACTTTTTACTGCCGCCGCGTCACCCATGCCGTCGCGTAATGTGACGGTCGCCGTGAAGCGTACAACTTTCGGCACATACCCATTAAAGTCTATATCGTCACGGGTAAGATGTATCGATTTGCCCGAATTTGCGCGTTTCAATGCCCATGCGTTGTCGGAGGCCACTCGCTCAACGCCTTTGTCATCCTCGCTGTACCGCGTCCACATAACATCCGCGTCTAATATGTCATCCGTGATAACGATATTGTGGATTTTTGCAACAATAGTCAGAGTCGTGTCGAAGTTGTCCGGGTCGAATATGTTGTCGGCTTCGGCAAAATCAACTATAAAATCAGGATTGCCCTCAATCATCGCCCAATCGGTATTATTCCATGCCGGGGCGGTACTCGTTAGGTTCTTGCAACACCGATACTTGCAACCATGATACCAAACATCGGACGTTTCATAAATGCCCGTATCAGGATTTAGCGAGGCGCAATAATATTTCGCCGTCGGGTCATATTCCCCACGGTCAACATAGCTTGCTATCGGTTGTCCCGTCCAACGGTCAACCCTTATAATATCCATTGTTACAATGCCGGGCACATACATATAATCCAACCCCTCACGTATGGGCAAGGGGTTGCCGTCTGCGTCCGTTAGCTCTTTGACAAAATCGGGCAAAGTCCCGAAAACCGCACCGTAATTCGTCTTATCGATTATCGGTTTGGTTACGCCTATAAGTTTTACAATGCGTCCCTCCGTGCTGCTCAAATACAAGCAACTTTGCCTCTTCGTGTCGGTTTGGTTGCCCCAACGCGCAATTTTCATCATTTCGCACGGTGGAAAATTTTGCCCTGCCGGTACTTCATCATCCGGGTAGACCGTAACCTCTATATAATTGTTGGCGGCGTTCACGCTGTTTACTCGCAACCAACTCGTGTAATAAGTTCCGCTACCTTGTGCTAATGTGTTTACTATTCCTTTCAACACATTGTTTTCTACTTGCGCCGTAAAATATCCCTCCCACTTGCTGCGTAAATGCAATCCGAAACAGTTGTCGCCCAAATCGTCCACGCTCTCGATAGTGTCGCCCTCTGTAAGTAGCTGGTCGCCCTCAATGGCCGTAAGACGGTTGACGATAAACTCCATAGCCTCAAAGTAGCTGCGTACCCTGACGCTTTCAAACTCGGCGTTACCGTTTTCATCAATACCAGCCCCCTTTCCGGCATACATTGACTTTATAAACTCGCCAAACTCCGCGCCGGTCTTGAAAACGGCAAGTCCAAGAGCGGTAAGCCCCTGATTGAACGTTATCTTGCCCTCGGCTACATCATCGGCAATGCGGCTAAGAAAACGCTTTGCCGCCGGGCTGTCCTCGGCAAGGTCGTAGGCCAAATCAGCATACGCCGAACGCGACGCATAGCCGGAACGGTTGGCATACTCCGCTTGCTCGGCAAACGTCGCTTTGTCGGCTTTCGCGGCGTGCTTCGCTTCTTCCGCTACGCCGCCGACATAACCGCCTCCCGAACTGACGGACACACCTCCACCGCCCTTCTTCGGTTTGCCTATCTGCTTAACGTCAATCATTCGCCTATCTCCTTTAATTTCATATCAGCACGCCCCTCTATAAGGTTGCGGCTGATACCTTGTACAAAAAACTCCTTATTCAAAGCCAAATGCCGGTAATGGTTGAACAAACCGACAATGCCGCCGACATCCAACAGCTTTTGCTCCATTATCACACGCGGCACATGATATTCGTTATAATAGCTGTCTACATAAAACTGCTCGGCCTTTGCTTGCGTTTTCCGCGCATAATCATAAATCGTCAATACGCCGTTGCCTGTGGCTGTGTTTAACGGCGTTGACAACTTCAAGCCTGTACTTACACCCAACTTTTTACATTCTTCCAAAGTTAAATCGGAACTTATCTTAAATTCCAAATCATCTTTTTTATTAGTAAAAGTTTCTTTCGTATCGCTCATGTATATAACATCATTATCTGCTTGCCCGTCGGTCAACATACCGCTATCGCTGTACAACTTGACTTCAAACGATTTTATAACAATACCTGTAACACGCGCCATCAAAGCCACGTCGTTCTCCGTCCACTTCGTAGACCTAAAGAATGTAGGATGACGGCGTGTAATATTATTCCATACAAGATTAACCGGGCCAAGTATGATAAACTTTACACTACCGCTTATCTTGTCATCTTTTTTTATCGGAATAGCTATGCCGTTAGCCTCAATACCGTATGTATAATCGTGATTTGTTTGCAGTTCATATTCTGTGCCTATCAGCATATCACCGATTTTCGGATTAAAACCGATAGTGAAGCACTGCTGGTAATATTCATCTTCGCTTTCACAATCTTCAAGTGCCTTATATCTTACCCATACAAAATCTTGCGGCCATCCATTACCCGTGTACGGAATACCTGTACCTAAATCGTTGTCCGGCGTTTTCTCGACAACGCATTTATCTCCGATTATCAACATACAAGCTAACACCGAAACCTTTGAAATTTTGTCGGTGCTGTCGCCGATTTCACTATAATTGAATTTATAATATTGAGGGCAATCGTTTGTTAACGGTATAATGCCGACGCTATCGCTTCCATTCCATTCCACGTCATCAGGATTTTGCGCCGGCCGTTCTGCCTCCCAATATTGTCGCGTGTAGAGCCTGTCGCCATTCCTGCTCGGTACGGTGTTATTTACCCAATCTTCCCATTCATATAAAATGTTTTTTATATTATAAATATCCTCCGACACATCCATTTCGGGAATTAGAGCCATTTTTCCGCTTATTACGATATAATTCGTAATTTCTTCGTCTGCCGGTGAAAAAACACCGTCGGCTGATTTTCCCGTATATTCGGCACAAGGTATGCCCAACCTTATAAACTCTCCTGTCTGATTGATAAATTCTTCTGTGTCTTTTGTTTTGTCTCCACTAATAGAACCCGGTACTTTCACATAAAGGCAATTAGTCATATCAATAGCCGTTGTTGGTGTATTGTCGCTATTGCCCATGTCTATTTTCACAGAGCCAAATGCTGATAAGAAAGCCGCTGGCACGCTTGACCATGCAAGTGCCTCGAATAATGCCTCTTGATGAGTTCCATTAATATAGTATTTGCTTAAATCCTCGCCAGCCAGATAAAAAGTCCATGACGGGTGTGACTTTATGCGAATATACCAATTTGTCATGCTTGCCGCATACGGCTCGGATGTTTTCTGTTCTTGCACCATTTGCGCAAGAAACACACCTGAAATAAGACCTTTCCCTTTAACCGAATACTCGGTCAAGTATTTTTGTTTATACAAATATGGGTCTACCAACAAATCATCATCCAACGGGCTTTCAATGACATTTTCCACGCTCTCGATATTGCAAGTAAGCAAAAGTTGGTTATACACCTCACCGATACTTATCGTTGTGTCGCAATCGGCCACGTTATCCATTGAAATGCTTACCGTGCCACGTGTCGTCGTAAATTCACTGCCCGACACAATATCGCGCCACGTTATAGGGGCCTGGCCCTTTACCGTTTCCCATGAAAATATGTAAAACGTAAAGCCGTCTTGAATTATGTGCAAATTCAGGTAACGTAAAATCTCCTCTAATACTTCGTCCTGTTGCCAAACATCATCCTCCTCGTCGCCTAAAAACAATAATTCGGATATTGACATTTGGCTGAATACGCTATAACGGTTGCTTTCGTCGCCGTCAACTGCCTTACTTCCGTCGTAAAGGTATTGCATCGTGTGGCCACCTACTATGTCAATACCCGTAACCACTCCTTTTAAGACCTCTTGCATAATATCGAGCAACGGTCTTTGCGCCGCCTCACTCTTCACAACGTCGTACAACACGCCCAATGCGCCCACGTCCTTGTACTTTGAATATTGCAAGGCCGAAAGCGCATCAATGCAATTAAGCTCTATTTCGTCGTAAACTTCATTGTAAGGCTGTGAATACGTCTGCGGCTCTATAAATCCGGCAAAAACACAAACATCACCCTTGTAAATGTTCACAACGGCGTTACGGCACGACGTGCTGAAAAAGTCGGGTATGAAGTTCCGGGACAACAGCCTTATAGTGGCCGACTGACGCAAAAGGTGGTCGAAAGTGTCGTTAACCTCCGACACCGTTTCCGCCGGGTCGTCCGTGAAGTATAAGCCCGAACTTTCCGTGCCTATCTCCAAAACTTCCGACCTATCCGCGCCGGTCACGATATGCACCGTAACCGTGTCGCCTTGCTGGTTTACGAAACTTCCCGTTATATACATTTTATACTATATTCTTATATTTGTTCTTTTACCTGATTTGCTGCTCACCCTTGTTTCATTTGCAAGCACACCGACGAGCTTTCGTCCGTCAATCTCAAAATGGACGTTACCGCCCAACGAGCCTTCAGGCGCACGGCCTAAATTATGCAGCCTTGCCGTGTCGAGCGTTATGTTGCCCCCGTAGTAATTGCTTATCGCGCTTTGCGAAATGCCCGTGGAAACGGCCGTGCTGCTGTTGAGGATTTTAAGCATACGCATTTGCTGGTGCTTGTTCAATATCATTTCACCACTGTTGACACGGGCTATCAGCTTGTCGCCCGTAGGCGACGAGCCGCCAACGATACCGCCCGTTGAGAAACTGCCTACCATTGCAAGGGCCGCGACAACCGCCCCCACTGCTGGGGCTATGGCCGCAATATTGGCCGGGAACGGTAGTTTTGCGCCGCTCGCCGTGGCGTTGGCTACCGCTTCGCCTGATTTTGTCGTAGTATTCAAGGCCGACGCCGTTGTATCTGCCGTGGTCGCTGCCGTGTGTGCTACGGTTGCCGTAGTGTTGGCGGTTGTCGCCATTGTTTGTGTGTTTTGCGCCGCGGCCTGTGCCGTTGTCGCTCCCGTGAGCATATTAACCAAGTCAATAACGGCCTTTATGCCCATAAAGGCTTGCACCACTCCGTCAACGACTGATGTTATCTTTTCCCACGCCACGCCGTCACTCTCCAAAGCGTCGGTTATGCCCTGTATGCTGTCGCCAATGCCCTTAATGCCGCTCCAGCCGTTTCGCAACGCCTCCGACGTTTCGCGCATTTTCTCTTTCGCACGGTCTAAATCCTCCGTTTCAACCTCGATATGCACGGGCTTCAAACCTAACGCTGTAATTTGGCCGTTAAGTTCGGCGAGGCCGCTCAACGCTTCATCCTTTCCGATTAAGCCTATTTCATAATCTTGTTGGATGCGGTCGGCTTTTTGTTGGGCATTGCTATAACTCTGCCTTTTGTCTTCCGCGCTGCCCTGTGTAATGTAAGACGGTTTGACATCGGCCTCAATGGTAAGTTTGCCTTTCGTTGCTTCGTCTATCTCGGCCTGTATGCCATTTATCTTTGTCTGTGCTTCTACACGCGCCTCGATAGTGGTGGCGTTGTCAAACTCCTTTTGCGTGTCACTTAATTGCTCTTGTAACTTTTCAACGTATGTCTTCGCTTCTTTTTCTTCCGGCTCATCAACACCGATTTTTATCTTGAAGTCCTTAAATTCCTTTTCTACGCTTTCATACTCCGCTTGCAAGGTCTTAGCCCTTTCCGCGTTTCCCGTCGCCTCTATTTTCTTCCTTATGTCGGCCAGCCTTTTCTCGTACCAATCCATACTGCCTTTCTCGGCTGGCTTATCATCAGTTTTGTTAGTATGTGTTGAATTGGTTTTATTTGTCTTAATATCCGCCGACGTAACCCATTTGTCGGCCTCTAATTTTTCGGATGCAATTTGTTTCTTAGTTTCCTCGATTTGCCGGTTATTATCATTGATTTGTTTTTCAAGTTCCCTTACTTGCGGATTGGTCGATACATCCGTGCCACTATATAATTTTGCACCTTGCTCGCTAAAACGCCAAACACCATCACGGCCAACACTGCCATAACGCTCATTTCGCCAACCCTCCGGCACAACGTCACCGGCTTTTGCCTTTCTTCCGCTCTTTTTAGCGTCTTCGGCAATGTCCCCGGTTACTTCCGTCTTCTTATCAAAAAGCTCAATTTGCTTTTCATACAAACTTGCTAATTTTGCCGCATACGCTGCCGCTTTCGCACGTCGTGAAAAAGCCTCAACCACTGCGTCCGTGTTACCGTTAAAGATATTTTCCGCGTCTGAAACATCATTGATTTTCAAACGCAAATCATTAAACGCCGATTGGTTGTTTTTTATCCACGTAATTTTTTGCTGTTCCGTGCTTAACGCTTGCCACGCCGTGCGTAACTTATCGTATTTGCTCATCAAGTCCGAATAAGTGGACTTGAGCGTACTGTCGTAAGCCTCTTTAACGGTGTCGGCTTGGTCGCCTAACTTCTCAATGCCCTTTGCGGCTTCCCCGGCTTCATCCCCGGCCTTGTCGAATGAAGCGACAAGTTTCTCAATTATAACGCCAACAGCCATAAGAGCCGCGCCGATAACGGTTGCCGACATCAGGCCGCGTAAAGCAATTTTCAATGCCGTAGCCGAAAATGCACCACTTCTTAAAGCTGCACTAAACACCCTCGTAAATGCCGCCGCACGATTGGCGTTCACACCGCAAAGCAACATCGCCGCGCCGGTTGTCTTAGCGCGTATGGCTGCAACGGCGTGCTGGATATTCATTGCCTGTAAAGTCTTCACAAAACCGCCTACGCCCATAGCCGCCAATCCGATTTGCGCGGTCAAATCAATGTAAGGGCGCACGTCCGCATATATCTTCGACAAATCAATGACGCTTGACATTGCATTTTTTACGTTTTCCTGCATCTTGATTTGCCTTTCCTGCTGCTCGGCTATTCCGTTAGTAGCGGCCTTTACATCATCCATGCTTAACTTTACATCGTCAAGCGTCTTAATGTATTCCAACCCTGCATCCTCGCCGGGGCCGCCGAAAATATCGGCTATCGCTGTGCCAACCTGTGACGAGCTGGCTGGTAGCTCTTTCAATTTCGCCGCCACTTGCTGCATGACTTCAAATGTTGTCATGCTGCCGTCCTGTAAAGCCTTTTGCACACCGTCTGCCGATATGCCGATACCGTTAAGAGCGTCTGCCGTGGCCTTTGTCATTTCACGAATACGGAGGTTGCCCTCTTTAATGACATCAACGCCCTTATCGGAAAAAACGCCCTGTTTGGCGGCATTTGTTGAAATTGCGACAAAATCCTCAGCCGACAATCCGGCCTCCTTGAAATATCGCGGATATTCTTTTATCGTGTCAAGAAATTCACCGTTGGCGTTTGCTCCACTAACCAAACCGTCGCGTATCAATGAAAGAGCCTCGTCAATGCTAACGCCAAATCCCTTTGACATAGCGTTGGCCGACTGCATGACCTCCTTAAAGTCCATGCCGAAATAATCCGCAACGGCTTGCACGCTGTTGCGAAAACGCAACATTTCATCGCCGGTCTTGCCCGTAAGCAATGTTACGGCGTTGCTTGACTGCTGCAAGCCGTTCATCTTCGCCGATACTTGCGACAAAGACGTAGACACCTTGCCTAACGTGTCGGTTATAGCGTCCACCGCTTGCAAGCCTTGACTCCAATTAAGCAAAGAAACGCGAAATTTATCCGCGTCCTTAACCGCTGACGATACCGCTTTACGCAAATCGCCAATATTGGTCGTTGCCGTCGCCAACTGCTCTTTTCCGTCAACAGTCAGTTTGACGTTAAATTTAATCTCTTTTGCCATTGTACGCTTATCGTTTCATCCTCGCTAACAGTCTTTCCAAACTCTCTTTGTCCTCCTGCAAAGACACGGCTTTACGCTTAGGGGCTTTCTCCCACGGGAACGGCAACAAGTCTTTCGGGGCGAGTTTCTTCTTCACATGGGGCTGCACTACGATTGTCGCCAACATACGCATACGCGCCCATTCGTCCTTATAGTCGGCTTCCTGCCGGTCTTGGTACGCCTTGCAAACGTGCCTGAACTCGTCAGGCGTGAGGCGGCAAAAGTCGTCGTATGCAAGGCCGATTTGACCCAACGCAAATCCTAAAAGCTCATAAATGCCTACCGGCTTTTTTTTTCGTCACCGTCGCCGTCAGGTTCTTGCCCCTCGTTTACCGCGTCCGTCCACGCTTTCATGTCTTCGGGCGAAATGCTGTCTGCAAAGTCGAGTAACGGCATATCGAACGGAATACCGTCAACTCTGCACGCTGACGCTACGCAACACCACAAATAAGTACACATATCGCTCAAACCGCCGTCGGTCGCCGTGATTTCCTTGCCCGTCTCCTGCTTGAAACGCAACATTGCGCCCATTGTTTGCCTGCATGGGTACGCCTTGCCGTTTATTGTAATTTCGATTTTTTTCATGTTTGCCACTATTTTTAGACGGTAAAGTTTGTAGCCTCAAAATATGGGACACAAACCTTACCGCTACTTAAAACTATGTTATCCCTATTCGCCCGGAGGACTTGCCGTTTTGCCCGGATAAATTGCCGGTTCGCCGTCATTTTCGAGATTGATTGTGTAAGTGACATCATCTTGTGCCGGCGCGGTTTCCTCTATTGAGGTAATTACAAACTTGCCTTTCAAATAAGGAGTTTCGTCTTCACCGCGCTCGAACGCCTCAACATCCACAGACTGTCCCTTCCCCCAAAGTGCGGTAACTTCCTCGTAGCCGCTTTCGGTTTCCTCATAAAAACGCAAGCCCTCGGCACTAATTGATATGCTCAACGCCGTTATCCCCTTGCCTTTCCACAAACCCGACTGCTTTCCGAGCGACGCTTCGGGCTTCACCGCTCTTTCTTTTGTCTCACTGTTATAAGTCGTGGTGTGAGTGGTACAATGACCCACTGCACCTTCGCCGACTTTCAACAACAAATCACTACCGTTAATGTAACTCATAATTATTCTTTTTTTAGGTTTTACGGTCTTACGGTTATAAGGCTTTATTTACAATAATACCCATAACCTTATATCTTCACATTAAAACTTAGGCACTGCACGAAAGCGTCGTCGGTAAAATCTTCTTCGCTGTCTACAAGCGTGCAACTACGCATTATCAAGCCGTCTTTTTCACCTTGCGCATAATCCAACGCCTTGCGTACCGCCTCGGCAAGCTCCACGCCGTCAGCATAGCTGGCCGTGTAACAAAACACTTCCATTGTCACGGTGTCCGCTCCCGGCTGTCTTGCCTTTGTCGGGTTATGCTGCAACGCCGCCCGGCGATACAGGATGTATGGCAGTTCGGCTTTGCTCGTTACAACGGGAAAAATCTTGTTTGTGCGCCGTCTTACGTCCGCGTCGGCCAGCAATATTTCACGAATTACCGCTCCTGCGCTTAATGATGTTTTCATTGCCATTACAACAGTCCTTTCTTTCTTGCAGCCTTTTCAAGATTACCTTGAAAATCGTTAAACAGATTTTGCTCAACCCCCATAGCGGCTCCAGCATCGGTCTTCGCTAAAAAGGCGTACCGCCTCATGCGTCCCGTCGAGTGTCCGCTACGGTTGTAATAACGCACGCTTTTACCCGTGTAGCGGCTCTTGCCGAAAAATGACTTCGTGCGCCTACCTACGCGGCGGTATCTCGTACCGTCTTCCGCCCACATAAGAACTGGTTTCTTCATTCCCTGCCTGTTGGTATGAATACCCCTTTTGCTCCCATGCGGCTTAACTGACACCATGAAGCCCAGTCCGTACTTGTCAGGATAGACACGCGCGTAAATGCCTTTCGCCAAATTCTGACGTGTTCCGTCGCCTATCCCGGTAGCCCGTAAATTGGTCGCCGCCGTCTTACGCAATCGGTTGGCCTCACGCCTCATAGCTCCCCGCATTGCCTTGCGTTGGTCTTTCAAGTCCAACGCCGCGTAGACATCCTTAAAAGGATTTTTCAAATCTGTTATAACGCTTTCCATGCTGATTATTCGTTCACCCTCTCGCAAACCAAAGTCTTATAACCTCTCTCCGTGTTAGGTATTATGTTGGTGACGGTGTAAAGAGTGCCGCCAAGCTGCTCTACGCGCCAAAGTTCCCCGACCTCATGGGCGGCGCGGATGTTGAACCTTGCCCGGTAATCGGGAAAAGGCTCGCCTACTTCGTTGCTTTGGCTACCGTCAAACTTCACACGCTCCGCCCACACTACGGCGGTCGGCTCGTATGTCGTTTTTTCCGCTCCGTAATCATTGGTCGTGGCCGTCGGCCTCAACAACCTTAGCTTATATCTTAATCCGCCAGCACGCATAACTTAATCAGCTAACTTCCTAAACGGCTTAATCAACGCCGTAGCACCGTATGGCACTTCGTGATATTGCACCCCTGCCGTGTTTTCGGGCGTGGCATACCACGCCGCCGCAACCAGCAACACGGCTTGCGCGAGCATGGGTGGGAAAACGCCGCCGCCCATTTCGACAAGCTCGTCTTCCGTCCTGTTCGTCGCCATAATTACTTGCTGCTCTGCCGCGTCGAGGTATTGCTGTAATTGCTCGTCGTCGGCGTTGAAGTCGTCGGCGCGGACGTGCTTCTTAAAAAGTTCCAAACTTACTAAGGACATTGATTTTTATGGTTATAATGTTTTACGGTTATAGGGTCGTGGGGCTTCCAAACCGGCCATGCTTTTAATTATTTCGGCTTTTCAGCCCCACGCCTTAAACAAACTGTTATCCACCGACACCGGCTGATTTCGTGAGCATGGCAAACGCCTCCTGACGGAGTACGCTTACGGCATAGTTAGCATTAAGCACAAAGTCGATGGCGTTCTCGCGCGACTTCGAGTATGGGTCTACGATAAACGTCATGTCGCCGAACATACCCTGCGGCGCATACTTGAACGCTCCGAACTCGATAACGCCCTCCTCGGCATAGCTCGTAGTGAACACGGGCACGCCGTTTATGCGTCCGTTGTCGTCTACGATTGCCACGTTTGCGCCGTCCCATTTCGGGGTTGCCTCCAAAAGTGCCTTAGTGGTCTCGGTCATCACGTAGCACATGTTCTCGGGCATGATGTTTGCGGCCAAAACAAGGGCTTTAAGCTCCAGCAGCTGCTTCAGCGTGGGCGCGTCGCCGTCGTACTCCTTTTTGTTCGCCGCCTTGCAGTTGACGTAAGGGCCTACAAGGTTTGTCGCGTTGGTGACTTTCTTCGTGCCGAACATGATTTTATTCATCAGCGCGGCCACGGCGGTAGGCATATACTCCGTGCATACGGTGCGCAAAAGGTCGTCGGTCTCGTTCAAAGCCTCGCGCGTAATGGGCACGGCCACGCCGATACGCTCCGGCTTCGCATATAGTTTGCTGATGGGTATCTTCGTGTCGCCCAGCTTCGCGCCCTCGTTGAGTACGGTTGCGTCGAACGTCTCGACAACCGGCCACATATAGTTGCCTTTCAGCCCGGTAAGCAACGGCACGCCGATAGCCGAGAGGATGGTCTTGCCGTAAAGAGGCTTAACAATGTCGCCGATTGTCAGCCCTGCCGGGTTGGCGGTTGCCGCCGGGTCTGCGTAGCCCGACGCATTGCCATTAAATCCACTGTCAACAGCGCGGCTCACCTTGATTTCAAAACGCTTGTTCTCCTTTACACACTCGCGCATTTGGCGGTTGATTTCGTCGCGGCTCTCGCGCATCTGTGAAAGATTAAAAGACGGTGTGTTCGCCTTGATTTTCATCTCAAGTATCGACATTTCGCGGTTAAGCTGCTTCACCTCGCCCTCCTCGGCCGGGGTCAACGCCTCACGCTCCTTGTCGTTTTCAAGACCTTGCGCTATCTCGGCAAGACGGGTCTTGATTTCGTCTACGCGCTCGAAAGCGGCGCGGAAATTAAATTTTTCTTTCGCCATAAATCCAAAGTTTTAAGTTAAATTATTGTCCTGTTTATTCTCTCCCTGATTTTGCGTATGGTTTCACGCTTCTTATTGAAGTCTATCGGCTTAGGCTCGTCCGCTTGCTTCCTTAAATCCACACCGGCCTCCTCAACCTCGCGGCGGCTAACCGTCGTCTGCTCAAATGCCGGGTCGGTGGCAAGCGTGAAGTCATAAACGTTGTCAATACGCTTGACGTGGCGCAGCAATATGTCCTCGCCATTCTCGGTTTTTTCTTTCAAACGCTCATAGCTGACGGCGTTCTCGCAGTCGCCCTCGTCGGTGGAATAACAGAAAGAGCAACCGGCAATGTCGCCGCGCTGCACAAGTTCGAGTGCCTTGTCGCCGTCCACTGTGTGTGGCATTTCAGCCCAAAAGCGCACGCCTACCGCGTCAACCTCGTAACTAAGAGTGCCCACGCCCTTGTTACTCCGCGCCAATATAAGCTGGCGGTCGTGGAACATGGTCAACTTTATATCCTGCCGGTCAAGCATTTCACGGGTGACGCAGCCCGGCTCCAACTGCTCGTAATAGTAATCCCACCAATCGCACAAGAGGCGAGAGCGGACACCGAATTTAAGCGCATATCCCTCTATTGTGCGGCTTTCCTCGCCGGCGGCGGCTTCGCGTATGTGCAAATCCGCCATAACTGCAATCGTTCTTTTCTTCAACATAAATCAAATCTAAACAAATTAGTCAAACATTATTAGTGTCATTGGCGGTGTTGCCGCTCTCGCTTCCCGATAGTTTCGCGCTACCCAACGGCGCGAGGTTGGTTGACATATAAACAGTGTCGCCGCCCTCCACTTCGGGCTGGTTCTCGATGCGCCGCCAGTCGTTAACCGTGTAAATGCCGTTCTGTATCGTTTTCGCTTGGTAGTTGGCAAGCGTGGTAAGGTCTAACGAATAAATGCCCTTTCGGTCGAAAAGGAACTTACGTTTGCAACACAAGGAGCGCGGTATCAACTTGCGTGTGAACTCTGCCTCTATGCGTTTCAATATCGGGTTAAGCGTGCTTGAAAGGAATGCCACGTTAGACATTTCCGCACTCTTGTAATTCGTACTTGTGTCATCAAAGACGTATGACGGATGTACGCCGAAAAAACGGCATATCTCACGGACGGTGAACTTCCGGCTCTCCAAAAACTGCATATCCGCCGACGATAGCGATATTTGGCTGAATTGCACTTGCCCCGGCAAGCTGACAATACGCTCGCCTCTGCTAAAACGGTCGTCGATGTTCTCGGCTGTCTTTTCAAGTTCCTTGTCCTGATACTCGCCAAAGCCGGCCACACCATGTTCGTTGCTGACAATGCCGCGTACCGTGCCGCCGTTCTCAAAGCGGTTGGCCGTTTCCTCGTCCCCTGACGCCGCTATCGCCATTGTGCGCCGGGCGTGGCCCAGCACGCTTTCGCCGGTACGCCCGTCGGCTGAATGCAAGTAAAGATGTATTACCTCGCTTTCCTTGAAAGTGCCGTAAACGCCGTTGTATGCGTCGCAAATCGTATAAGTACCATTTAAAGCGTCGTGTCCCACGCTGCCACGGCTGCACAAAACAAGGTCGGTAAGCTCGCCCATGACGTAACGCGGAAAAATGTATGCGTCACCCTGCAAAAGAATGTACTTAACCGCCATGCTCCAAAAGTCGAACACCGACATTTCAGGCTGTGGCTGCACCGTCAGAAGATAATGCAAAGACGAGTTGGTGTCTTCCTGATAACGTCCGTCTTTCAAGCGCATATATTGCAGGTGCAAACACGCTACGCTGTCGCTCAACACCTGAACGCAGCGGTAAACCGTGGCAATGCTCATTGCCGCTTGTGCCGACGGCGTGAAATAGTACACACCGCCGCCCGCTCGGGGCGTGGTGTGTACCTCCGTGGCTTCATCCGAGACCTCTTCACGGCTAAACAATCGTTTTATGCTGTTCCAAAAAGACATGATGCGCGCTCTTTTTGCTCAAAGTTACGCCGCCTTTTACAAATTTGCAAATGCCTTTTGGCGCATTATGGCGCACGTTGGAACATTGCGGCACAATTTTTAGCTAATTACGAAATATTAAATTTTGTTTAATTTTTACCGTAAAAAGCTGATATTTTAAGCCTTATTAACTGCAAAATTTAGGATTTTCGGCTAAATTTTCGTATCTTTGTAAAAGTAAAAATAATAGTTCACTTGAAACGTGAGACACACGGTAAAAACTGTATCATATTATGAAACCAGCAATTTTCAGCATTGAACATTGGTATGACAAAACTTTTGACGGACGAAAGAAAATCTTTCGCGGAATAAGCCGTGACGACTTCAAAGCCGCCGTCAAAAAGCATTATGAACACAGGGCAACCGCCATTACCTGCCGCTCCGAATACGAGCGTCGCCGTGAAATAATCCGCTTTTTCGCCACAATCCCATACAAATACGAGGGCGACGGCTTGGACGATTACAATATGTTCCAACGCCCTGCAAGCAATGGGCGCGGCTATGTGGCAATCTGTCCGGGCGAAAGTGCAAACAATTTCTACACCGACGAGCCGCTGGTGGTAGCCTATCTTACGAAAAAGTATAACAAGCATGGAAAGATTTAGCCTCGTTAAAAGTCAAAACCTGCCTGATTGGTGGGTTTTGACTGACACTAAAAACAACATCGTTGTCAGGTTTAAGGAAAAGTTTTACAACGAAACGCAAAAAGTGACAACGCTCGACGATGACAAAGACGCATTGGAGAAAATCGGCGGCGTTCAGGCACTCGCACGCGCCTTGCGTGAAATAGGAGAGTGGGTCGTAAAGTACCACGGCGACATTGCTTTCAAACAGCCCTACGGCTGGAAGTATTTAAGCGAAAACGAACTTACGCTGTACCGCAACAAATATCCGCGTTGGACGCTTAAACTAAACGAGCCGACAAACAACAAGGACTTGGCAACCAGCTTACGTAAAGCCGCCGAATACCTGACGAAAGTAAGAGGCAAGCAGGAATGAACCCTGCTTGCTTTTTTATCGTTCAAATGAATATAATGCGCCCAATGTCATTAACAAAGTAATCGTACCGTCTATTTTGCGGTACTGCGAAATTTTTAAAGGCTTCTTGTTTTCCAGCCGGTCTTCGTCAATGACACAATTAGTAAGGCAATACGTGTTTATCGGGTTATTGTTAAGAGTGATGCGCGGCGGCGTGTCGTAGGCCAACATTTCAAAACTTTCTACGGGCAAGTTGAATGAGCCGTAAGTCTGCGAATACGGCTGGAGTACCGACTTGCCGCCGACGGTGGCGAGAATGTTTACAAGTTCTTGGCTCTTATATTGGTCGTAAGCAATGCGTATGATATTGAGCGTGCGCGAACGACGCAGGATGTCGTCGGCAATCATGCGCACGTCAATCTTGTTGCCCTTGCAAAACTTCAAATGCCCTGCATCGTGCCATATACGGTAAAGCTCGGCATTAGGGTGGCCCGGCAACGAGCCTTCAGGAAAATAGTAATCCGTGTGTGAATAAAAACGCTTAGTGGCCGACGAATAAAGCGTATATGTAACCGCACTGAAATCGTCATGCACCGACAAGTCAAACGCCACGGCGCAATCAGGACGGCCATTTACGCCGTCAATGTCGAACGCGCCGCAAAGCTCTTTCGCCTTTTCAAAAGTAAACCACGTTTTCGCCTCGTTCACCGTGAATACGTTAAGCAACTTGGTACGAAACGCCAGCATATTCTCGGCCGATATATGGGCGTTGGCCCACTCGTTCTCGTAATAGTCGGGTTGCACGGTAACGCCTAAATGCGGCTGTACTTTCGCCCACGTCCGTGGGTCGCCCTCTTCGTCGTCAACGTCGGGCATGAAAAGGTCGGCAAACACCGTATCATTTTCATACTCACCGCGCAACATCGCCTTCACACCCTCAATCTCGCCAAAACATGGCCCGTCTACAACATCGCTCGCCGTGGTGATAATCACCGTCAACGGCTCACGGCGCGGCCCCATTGAGGTGGTAAGCACGTTCTTTAAGTCCGCTCCGTTCTTGTTGGCAGTGTTCCGCGCCTGCGCGTATTCGTCGATTATGGCAAGCGAGGCGAAAAGGCCGTCTTTCGTCTTGCTGTTGGCCGTAAGGCATTGCACGAGGCTGTCGCGCCCACGGTCGCGGAACGTCACGCTCTCACGGTTTATGCGAAAGTGGCGTTGCGCCGGGTCGAGGTCAAACATGATACTGCGAACTTCATTAAAACATTTCTTCGCTTGGTCGTAAGAGTTCGCACCGACGTACGCCTCGGCGTTGTTGTCGCCGAAAAGCAAATCATACACGGCCAACGCCGCCGCCGAGGTGGTCTTGCTGAACTTACGGGGCACAAAGATGTACGCCGTGCGGATGAGCCGCCGACCGTCGAGCCGCGCCAAACCGAATATGTTGGCGAATTGGAAGCATTGCACCGGCGTCAACTTGTAACGCCTACGCCCGGACGTGCCGCTGAAGCGCAACATCTCGTAAAACTTGACAAACTTCTTTACACGCCGGGCGTTCCAACGCCAACGGTCGAGCATACGGAAAAAACGCCATACTTTCAAAAGCTCGTAAAGGTTGTGCGCCTCCGGGTTGTCTATAACCGAAAACACATAACCGCCAATGCGCCCGTCAGTGTCGGCAAGCGCATAGCGGTATTTCTTTTCGTAAAAATGCCTCTGCCTTTGCAGCCCGGCGGCGACATCGGCCTTGAGCTGCCGCAACTTGCTTTTTTCCTCCTCGGTCATTCGCTCTCCTCCTTAAATTCCTGCATGAAGTCACTAAAACTATCATTATCGGTCTTACGCTCTTTCGCGTCGGTATTCATGCCCAAAGCCTTTAACGCGCTTTGGCTTTGCTGCAAAAATTCCATATACAACTTTTCTTTCGGGCTGATACTTTCACGCTCGTTACCCTCGCGCGAAATCTCGACATTAACGACTTTGTGATTATCGTCAAAAATTTCATCGGCCAATATTTGCGTGCGCACAAGCAACTGTGCGGCAATGTCAACTTGCATTGAAAGTTCGGCGGTGTACTTGCCTTGCTTTTTCAGTATTTTTACGATGTAGTTCTTTTTGTTCCTTATGCGCTTTGCCATCGTAATCTTAGTGCCGTCATGCTCCGGGCCGGGCAATGTCTGTAAAGACACATCGGGCTTTGCCTCAACCTTTGGCGGCACGGGTGGTATCTTCTCACTGTAACCACGGTTGCGGCCTTTTGTTTTGAGGTAAAAGATTATCGCCGTCGTGTCGCCGCCCTTAATGGCCGACAACAATTTACTTTCCACAAAATCGACCTGCGCCTCCATGACTTCCTCCACTTGCTCCCTAAATTCCGCGTCGGCTTCTTTCCAACGGTAATAAGTGCTTCGGTTTATGCCCGTGTTGGTACACGCCAAACAAATAATGCCTGACGTCGCTTTCAAATTCTCTATAAATCGCTGCTTCCTATCTTCCATAATCCGCTACTTTTCAAATGATTTTATCCCGTCGAAGTAGTCTTTATAAAAATCATAAATGCCCTTGTCAACGGTTATACTTCCTTGCTCTGTTCGTGGGTTCGTGTTTATGTTTGCGCTTGTCTGAATACCGAAATAAAAATTTTCGGCTTCATTGCATCCGGCGTAAATTTTGCTGTGGTTCTTGAATACTGCCACGCGCCCGGCTTCGGGGTGTGATTGGTAAAAGCTCTTAACCATTTGCCATTCTACACGGTAACTGCCCGGAAATATCTCGCCTAAATACATATCAAAACGCTTTATTCGTCCGGCTTCATGCCATTGCTGGATTTGCAGAATATCCTCTGCTGACATACACCATGTAGACAATAAGACAAAATCTAAATCATGCTGGTTAAGCACGACTTTAAGATAAGTCAGGCTGTCAACATCCCCGGCGGTGATGAAGTTGTACGTATGCCCTTGCCTTAGCTTGACATACTTCATGGCTTCCAACATCCTAACCTCGCTGAACGCACGCCGGTATTCATACCGTTGTGATAATTCGGTGCATAATTTCGTTCGCCTGTGCGCACGCTTCGCGACGGCTGCATTTTCGACAATTTCATCATCCGCCGCCGGGTGGTCTTCAGTCAATTCGCTTTCGCCGAAACCGACAAAATCTCCAAAGCTGCCAAAATCTCCAAAATCCGAAAAATCGTTACTTCCCATATCCTGCTTTTTTATGTGTTTGTTTTTGTCGCCTGTCGGTGGGGGGCTGTTTACGACAATCCCCCACGAACTTTGAAAATGCCTCGCGCATGGAAAAAGGTTTTGGCGAGGTTTAACGACACCATACCCCCTCTTAAAAAACCATACCCCCCGTGCTTACTTCATAAATTTGTCGATAAATCTTTGCAAATGTTCTTTAGCCCTTTTCCTTGCTTGTTTCTTGCCACTCCTGCCCATTTCGACGTGTGTCCTTACGTGGCAATCGTGACACAAGGCACGCAAGTTATGGTAATCAAACATAAGTCTTTCCTTTTCCCTAAACGTCAAACCGTCCTCTACCGGCTTGACATGATGCACCTCCGTCGCCGCCGACGTGCGACCTTCTTCGCTGCAACGCTCGCACAATGGCGTTGCCGTCAACTTCGCCCGGCGCAATTTCAACCAACGCTCGGTGTGTATCATCTTTATATAATCCTTATCCTTTGCCATGATTTATTCGTTTTCTATTACAATACTCGCTTTATGTTTCTTAACAAGAAAGTTGAGGCTATCCAACAAACTTTGCTGAACGCCCTTTTTGTTTCCAAGTGCCGCGTCCGCCCTTTCATCAACAGTGTTTGCGCATATCAACTTGTAAACCTGAACGGGGTACTTTTGCCCTTGACGGTGCAACCGGGCATTAGCCTGTTGATATAACTCCAAGTTCCAACCAACGCCAAACCACACAATGTAATGGCCGCCCTGTTGCATATTCAGACCGAACGCCGTACTCGCCGGATGTGCCAATAACACGTCTATCTTTCCGGCGTTCCATTCCTTAAACTCCGCTTCACCCTCGTATGCCTTAACCACGTAGCCTTTCAACTTTTTAATGATACGCGAAACGTCGTGCTTGAATTGGTAGAATACTAAAACGCTGTTACCGTTGGCGGCTTCGACAATCTCGGCCAACTTGTCTAACTTTTCATCGTGTATCTGGTGAACATTCCTCTCCTCGTCGTATATCGCGCCGTTGGCAAATTGGCTTAACTTATTCATAAGTCCTGCCGCGCTGTTCGCCAAAATGTTTGCAGCTTCGCCGGTGTGTTCCTCTACAAACTCCAGCACTTTGTCTTTTTCAAACTTCGTATAAGCCGCCATTGTTGACGGCGATAATCCTATCTTAACCGTGTGTGTCAGCAAGTCGGGCAACTGCAAATAGTCCTTTGCTTGCATCGACAAACAAATATCCGCTATCCTGTTACGTATAATCGTGTCACATCCTTTTTTCACGTCACACCTGACTACGATGTTATTCCATTTGTGCGTCTCGAAGTATGTTTCCCGATACTTTGTCACAGACCGGCCAAGCCTCTCGCCCATGTCGATACAATACATTTGCGCCCAAAGGTCAATAAGTCCGTTTGGAGCCGGTGTGCCGGTCAGCCCTATAACTCTTTGCACCGTTGGCGTAGCCATTCGCATCGCCTTAAATCTGTTGCTCTTTGAACTTTTGAAACTTGTCAGCTCGTCAATGACAAGCACGTCGAACGGTAAGTTGCCACCATACTTGCCGACAAGCCAAACAAAACTATCGCGACCGATAACGTAAACATCAGCCTTAGACGCTAAAGCCAAATTACGCTGTTTTTCCGTGCCCGTGACCTTAACGACACGTAAGCCTTTCAAATGCTCCCATTTCTCGGCCTCTACCGTCCATGTCGTTTCGGCTACTTTCTTAGGTGCAACAACCAATGTACGGTCTATCTCGCAATCGTCTATAAGCTGCTGGATAATAGTCAACGTGATAACACTTTTTCCTAAACCCATATCAAGAAACAAACCACATCGCGGATGCTCCAACCCCCATTTTATTGCCGCCTTTTGGTAATCGTATGGTCTGAATATCATTTTAATTCCTCCCAAATACTAATCAAACAATCCACCTCTTTTTTGCTGTCAATCACATGAACATCGTGCCCCATGTCGGCAAGCTGCTTATGCCTCAACATCTGCAATCTCGTAGGCTTTTTGTTTTTGCTTTTCAACTCCACCCAGCGTATAAGCCCACCGGGTAATACTACAAGCCTGTCAGGATAGCCGTCCATGTTCGGGTTTGAATACTTTAAGCACACGCCGCCAATGGCCTTTACTTTTTCAACAAGATATTTCTCAATAGCCTTTTCCGATACCTCGGAATGATGCAATATGTTTTCAATACTTCTTTTCATGCCTCGCCGACTTATAAACTTCAATGACAATGTAATTAGGCTTCAACGGCTCATGTCCGACCCTCACCTTAAACGGCTTTCTTCTCAATATCTGTGACGCATGGATGAACACCTCTATCTCCGCATCATCAGGCAAATATTTTGTAGCTTCGATAAAATCCTTTTTCTTCATTTCCCGTAATTCTTTTTTTTTCTTGCAACTGAAACTAAGCGTTTTCCTATATATATACATATTATACTTATATATTTATATCCTATTTTTTACCTCTCATTATAAGGATATTTGGTTTCATTAGTTGCAATATAGTTAAATATTTGATAATCAACAACTTAAATAGCAACCAAAAACCGCAACCGAAATTCCTCTTTTTAGTCCGGTGTCTCAATGAATGTAAAAAAGTGTCATAACTTTTAACAATGTTAATATATTATACATTTTGTAACATCCGTTAGCCCACCAAACGAAAAAAGATAAATTCGGTTTCATAGCTTTGGTTTCCCTTAAATCTCATCTTCTTCATCGTCGATTTTCCTCTTAAACCCTTTTTGCTTACCGTATAATCGGGTAGCGTGGTATGTTATACTCACACGCTCCCAACCATCCAATCCGTCAATTATCTTACACACCTTTCTTGCCAAATACTTATATTCCTTATCTGCCATATCACGCCCCAACATTTCGCAAATAAACTCGGCGGCGCAAACTTTGTCGCGTTCGTCTGTGGCTTCCTCGTCGAGTGGGTCGGGGTTCTTGATATACGCACGCCGTCGGTTCAAATCCCATGTCGCCCAATCGGGAGGCAGCTTCATGTCTAAGAATGACTGCACCATGCTCTTTAACGGGTCGTCGTTGTCGTCGTTATATTCCGCTTGCCTCTGCTTTGCCTCTGCCTCCATTTCAGGCGACAAGTAAAGCGGTTCGCCCTCTTTCCACCTTTCCACGGCTTCAGCCCATATTTGGTCGCGGTCTTCAATAAGAGCCTCACGGTAATTACCGTATTTCCTCAAATCGGCATTGACGGCTATAACCCAAAACCTACGGTTGCCGGTGTCACCTTTGAGAAAATAACGCTCGTTGGTCGTGCCGCAAAATACGCACTGCCTCGGATGTTTTTCTACAACCGTGCCGTAAGCCTGACGGTAAATATCATCCTGACGGCTGATGAACGCCTTAACGCTTTCCACGTCACTTCTTTTTATACTCGTAAGCTCCGGCAATTCGATAACCCAACCGTTGCGCATCTGTTCCATTCCCTTTGTGCCCTCCATTGTCACGACACTATCGGAAAACCAACTACCACCCAGCACACTAAACAACGTACTTTTACCAATGCCCTCAGCCCCGGCGACGATAAGGCAATAGTCGTACTTGCAACCGGGCGACATGACACGGGCAACCGCCGCCGTGAAATGCTTACGTGTCATGGCCCGGTTAAGCGGCGTGTCTTCCGCTCCTATATAATCAATGATAAGCCGGTCTAACCTTTCCACGCCGTCCCACAGCAAGCCGTTAAGATATTCACGTATAGGGTGGAACTTGTGCCGGGTAAGCACCGCCGCCGTCGCGTCCTTAATCTTGTCTTTGCCTGACACGCCGTAATTTTCTTCCAAGTAAATCCGTAAGTTCGCATCGTCACGGTTTCCCCATTGCGCGGCTTTCCTGTCCCACGGCAAGCCGTTCTTCACCAAGTCAAAACCGCTGAACAAATCATGCCATAAATGCCCGGCCAGCATAGGGTCGTTTTCCAAAATGCAAATGATGTTCTTTGCCGTTGACTTGATAACGCCCTTGCGGTCATAGTCCAATTCGGCCATCCAATCGTTGTTTGTCGGCCCGTCCGCTTGCTTGTCTTCATCTCTCAAATCAACGTCGGCAAAGTCGCCTTTGGCGTTCGCCTGCCTCTCTCTTGTAAGCAATACCCTTACGTTTCTGTCTTTCGCCGCAAAGTCCTGCATTTTCAGGTAAGACGGCAAGCGCGTAACGTCGGTTATCCTGCTGCCCTCGTCGTGTACTCCGAAAAGGTGGACTCGGCAAAGGTCAAAGGCGTTGCAAAGCTGCTTACTCACGGGGTCGGTTTCGTGGTTGCTGTAAGCGAATTTATGCTCGTAGCACACCAGCCCGGCGGCCACGCTGCCCAGCTTGTAAGTATATCGCCCCTCCGTGCCGGTCTTGTCGTAGACATCAGGTAAAAACTTCTCGATAGCGTCCTCGATTGTGTAAGCCCTGCAAAACGCGCCTATCAGCCCCGGTTTCTCCAAAGGGTCGCCGGCCTTTTTCATGGCATGGGTGATAATCTCGTTTTCCCTGCTTGACAACGGCCACGCCGAAACGTCCTTGTAATTGACATACTCGCCCAATATCGCGTCAACGTCGCACGCCGGGCCGTCCTGTATTTCAAAGACGAAATCGCCGTCCTTGCTCGTACTCGGCCAATAGAAAAGCCGGGGCAGTTGGTACGTCGTCACGTCAAACAAATCAATGCCCAACGCCTCGGCTATCTTCCTGCAAAGCGGCTCATACTCCGTCGGCTTCACCTGACGGTTGAAAGGGAATACGAGGCGCAATCGTGGCTTTTCGTTGCTGTGTTTGTGCGTGCTGTAAAGCAAGGCGGCGAAGTTGAATTGCATTGTAAAGTCATCCCACACGTCGGGTGTGCCGTAATCAATATCAAGTGTGGCGACACTGCGCCACATCACGTTGGCGGTCTTACGCACACCACCGCTTAGGTAGCCGCCGACAAAACCGCCAACGTCCTTAACGCCCGACTGCTCGTCGCGTGTCATACGTAGATATTCGGCGTAAGTTTCGCCCGTCCGCCTTGTTTCGCTGCATTTCAAGGCAAGCTCGCTCCACTTGATACGCTTGTTTTTCCACTTCTTAGACAACCGGCTGTGAGCCGTGGCAATGTCTATTGTGAAGTCGTTTTTTAATGGTATCATAATTCACCGTTTTTAGCGAAAATCCATACATCGTCAAAATGCAAGTCAGGGCCGTTGTAACGCAACACCGCCAACCAATGCCCTCTGCTTTCCTTAACCTTGCTTACGTGTAAGTCAAACGGCTTGTCGGTCAAGTCCAACGCGCCGTAAAGCCTACGTAATTCATCGGCGGTCATCGTGCCGCTTATTTCCGACTTGAATTTTATCTCTTTCATTTTGTCTTACCGGTTTAATATTTATATCCTATTTTCAGAATTTGCCGGGTGCTTGCAAAGTCTTGTTTCGATATAGCTTGTTACCCATTTGCCTATAACTCTGCCAAAGCCCCCATAATAGGGGCACGTCGTACAATCGGACGAGCCTACAGTCCGCACACGCTCGCCGCACGGTTTGGTACTTGTCAGACTGTTATATAGTTTCACTTTTTCGCCAAACGGACATAGCTTAGATACACTGCCGCTGTGGTTTAGATATGTTATTTCTTTCATTTTGTCTTATTCTTTTAAGGTATTTCCAATACTTGCGCGGAACAAACCGCCGTAATTTCGGCAACATCGTAGCAACAATGTAAATCCACGTTTCCCACCTTTGCCCCATGTGGTCGCGGCCCGGCTGCGAGCAAGACTGCCCATAGCAAGTGCCATTCTTGCCCTCCGCTTTGCATTTCAGGCAACAGCCGTCGCACTCGCTGCTTAAATGACACATTATACAGGCTTGCTCGCGCGTAACGCCATACTCAAAATTAAATCTGTTATCGCTCATTGTAATTTGCATTTTCTACGGCAAAGGGCAAAAATGAAAGTATGTGCTTTATGACTTCCACCGTCCCTCCGTTATAATCACATCGGCAAGTAAAGCCGACATTTCGATTTGTCATTATCGTTATGAACTATAAGGTAAATCGGGTAATGCCCCAACTTATCGGCCTTTATATAGCCACGGTATCTTTTACACGTTTGCCTTAGCTTGCATCCGTAACCGTCGCACATATCAAAATCAAATGTCATTTCTTGTCCTCCTTTCCGTACCATTTTTGAAACTTCTCACTGACTTTATACCAAAACTTGTTTCCTTGCCGGGTACTGCTCCATAGAAACGCAAGGATTATGTAATCCGGCCCGTTAAACCTTTTTGTATAAATACTTATGCTTTTGCCGTCACGCTCCAAATAGCCCTTAAATAGGTCGTAAACCTTGTTGTCTTGTAGCCATTTATAAATTTGGTCGCAAGTCTTTAACGGCTGTTGCGTTCTATTATATCGTCCCATATCTCCTCCTCTCTGTTGTCACCGTTAAATCGGTTGCCGCCTTTAACAAGCAAAATGCAAATTGCGTCAAAGGCAATTATTAAAATTGATATTAAAATAACCATCATCTTTCGTTTTCTTTCTGTACGAGTTCTATCGGACTATTTTCCCATGTCAATTCGGGAAACCAATCAGGATTTAATTTATAAGCATAGTATGAATATGAATTGCCTTTTGCTGTAATCCAGCGTCCTGTCTCATAAGAACCACCACCGGCGTACTCCCTAAAAGGCTTTCTATCGTAAACATACAAATCACCGTCCTTGTCTCTCGCTACCCAAACTCTATTCATTGTTCACTTGTATATTTTTCAAAATTAATCTTTAGTTGCTGAAATTCATCGGCGTAGAACTTCTTGTAGTTCTTTCCGCTTATCCACCAACGAAAGCCGGTCTCGGCATCGGTAAAGTTGTGGTCTATATAGCCATTGTCAATTAGCCATTGAATTGTTCTCAGCCAATTTCGCTTTACGTGCGGCCAGCGTTCAATCTCTTTCCGCTTTTGGCGTGGTTGGGACATCGGGCAGCAGATGCAGCCTATTCGTGTATATCCGTGGTCGTACAACTCACAATGCGGAATATTGTTTGAGTTTAAGAACTCCCACACGTCGCGCTCCGTCCAATAAATGATAGGCGAAACGAGTATCTTGTCCTTTCCGCCGACGCAAGTAACCATTTGTTCTTCATGCTTGCTCCATTGGTCGAAAGTTTCATTGGTGATTTTGCTTTTAATAAATGTTGATACTTCCTCGCGTTTAGCTCTCCGTGCGCTTTCCTCCTTGCGTATGCCGATAAGCGTCACTTTACCGGCGCCGCTGGTTTCCTTAAATTCGGCACAGCACCAGCGTAATGTGCGCGTGGGCATTAAATGCTTCTTCTTCGCCATATCGTAAATGCTCATCTTTGGCTTTATCAATTCCACGTCGGGATAATTACGTTTGACGAAACGGATAACTTCGGGCGGGTCAACGCTTGTCAGGTTCATGTGAGCTTTGAAGCGGACACCTGCCAGCTTTGCCATATAGTAAAGGCACTGGCTGTCCTTACCTCCACTGAAAGCAAGATAAAATCCGTTTTCGGGGTCGAGCCGCAAGGCCATTTTTTCTGATTTTCGGAGTAGACCGACCGAATACTCGATTTTCCTTGCCAATAGCTTGCTTGCCTTGTTAAAAACATCGCCAAGGTTTAGCTCTATATCGCACGCTTTCATCATTCGCCTCCTTTCTCATCAGGAATTAAGTCCTCGATATATGCCCACTTAGTCCAAAAAGGGTGATTGGCGTAGCCTTTCCAAATGGCATATATCGGCTTTTTGCCGGGTAGTTCCACAACCGCCAAATATGGCTTTCCTGTGTTTGGCTGCTCTTTGCTTGCCTCATGCCATACATTATTTATATACGATACTGCGCCATTGCCAAATATCGCCTCGAACTTTGCAAAGGCTTTTTCTGTTTTTTGCATAAACGGCAAAAGGTTGTAATATACCCTCGCCGTCTGCTTGATTATTTTTCTATTCATTTACTCTTACAAATGAAACGGATTTATTATCATTACGCAATAGATACTCGCAATGCCCTGTAACCTTTGTGTGTGGTTTGCCTAAACAAGGGAAAAATCTCTTAAAGTAGCAATCCCAACAAAACGGGGCATTAACCGTTTTTAGCTTTACGCCTTTATAGTCAAAAATTTCTCCAATTATTCGTTCCATTGTCATTCAGCCTTTGAGTTTTTGAAAATGTCACGTATCTGTCCGGCTACCTTTTCGGCGGCCTCACGGGTGCGGAAGTAGTTGCCAGCATTATATAATGCGCAGTCTGTTCTTTCGCCTTTTTCCTTCATTTCACGGATAAAAAAATCCGTATCAACTATGTAATACAGGCCACTACAAACCGCCCTCCACCTCGGCAAGTCTTCAATACATTTCTTTTCGGCGTTCCAACGCTTGCCCTGCTCTGCGAGTGCGTTGAAAAGGAGTTGCTTCTCGGCTTCATTGGCCGGGCGGTAATCGGATGTATAACCCCAACCTCTTTCGCTGACTACCGTTTGAAGACGTTGCCCGTGAAGTGCAGCGTATGTCATAATGCCTCCATTTTCATTCGTTCCGGCGTAGATAACGATAACCTCTTTACAAGACACAATGTCGCCGTCTTTCGGCTCGTACTTCTTTTCAATACCAACGGTCACTTCAAGCACGCCGTTGTTCTCATTTGTTTCTATGGTGCTGATACTTGCGCCTTTCGGCAGGCTAATCTTGTATGTCTTTTTCATAATCTTTTTATCCATATCTTTATTTTATTTTATTTATATCGCTTTATCAAATAATACCAACATTCCGCATTGTTCGGCCACGTTCTTTTCAAGTCGGCAACCGTCTGAATTTTCCCAACCGTGACACATCATTATTGCATTGCAGTCAAGCAACATACTAATGTCCGCTTTCATGTGCGCCGTCCGCGGCGCGTCGTCAGGTAAGAAGTTGTCAAACGGATTTACCGGTTCATGACCGCATACTGCTATTCGCAATGCTATATCCTGAGCGTATTTCTTTTGACTTTCGATGTCTTTGCCCTGTATCGGCAACGATATGTAAACTTTTAATTTCATGTCTGATTTTATTTAAGATTTGCAATAATCTGCTTTTCGCGCGGTGAGAGTTCAAAGACCTTTTGCCGACTGTCAACAACCTTTTCGGCCTCAACCGCTAACTTTGCCTTAGCCGCTTCATCGGATATAAGCAAGCCGCTGCCGAATATAGTTTTGTTGCCTTGCTGACAATCAAGTTTGTTTATCCTCGCGGCTTCATCGCGCTTGATGATGAAACTTTTGCCGTATGCGGCTATATACGTGCCTAACTCCGCTGACGTAACCACGTTTTCGGGGTATCTATAACGACTTAAATTCCTTTTCGGCCTTTGCCTGTTGGCCTCGGCAATGATACTGTGAAGCTCGCCGTTTACGTTAACCAACTGTTCTTTCGGATATAAGTTTGTTACAAAACTTGTGTTCACGTTGGCGTTGTTCTCGTAAGTAATTTGTGTGTTGCATATTACGAGCGTACATATCCGCGCTGAATACTGAAACAGCGTAAGGTGTGGGGCAAATAGCCAAAACTTTATATCGTGGGCAATGTAAAAGTCCAATATCTTTGACAAGATAGAAAACGGAGGGTTGTCAATGACTATATCATTTTGCTTGTAATCGTAAGCCTTGTAATCCTTGCCCGGATAAAAAGGCCGAACGATATTAAAGCCATTCAGACATTGCACGTTTTCATCGATATATTTTACCAAAGCGGAATAAACCGGCACGGGCGTATAACAATCGTCCGTCGTCTTCTTCGGCTTAAACTTTTCGACAAAGCCGTCATAATCATTTATAACGTCTTCGCGTCTTCTGTGCTTAACCTCGCTTACTTCCTCACCAAATAAATATAACTGCTTGCCCATAAACCCTACGGCCTCCAAATTTTATAATACCGCCAATCCAAACAGCCCTCGCCGCACTCGCTGACGCTGCAACCCGAAACGGCGCAAACGCCAAAGCCGGGGTTTTCGTGGTCTGCCTTATAAGCTATGCAGGTACGGCACAAAGCTACTTTCATAAGCGGATTGGATTTAAGGGCACGGCTTTCGCCGTGCCAAAGATTAACTACTAACAACTATTAAATAAATGCTGAAACTGCGCGAACGTATCTCTGAAGTGAAGCCTTAGTGAAGTTGCCGTTGGCGTTGCCGTTGAAGAGGTTCAAGCTCCATGCGTTCGTCGCGCTGGCCTCTGTCGAAGTCCAATACCAATCATCTTTAAGCAGACTTTTACCGGCGTACTCCAAAGCCTGATTTATGACTTTCAAATTCAGAAGTATAAAGTACATTTCGCCCAAACTCGGAATGTGCCAACCGCCTTCAATGTGAATACGGCTGTTAAGTCCTATTTCTTTAAGATGTTCCGTGTTTTGCTGTCCGTTCAGGTCTGAAAGAGCGTCAATGTATTTCGGATAATAAACGCCGTTTGTCGTGGTGTCTTTCGCCGACGTTAGGGTTATTTCCTCGCCGTCGGCTTCGTCTTCCGTGGCAACGACTAAACCCATACTACCCAATTTTATGCCGATACCTATACAATCGGCAACGACTAATTTTGCCGGATTTTCTTTTGCGTGTATTTTCTTGCCTCCGTGCAATATGAAATAAATACCGTCGGACTGCTCGCTTGGTTGCTTGTCGGTTTCCTTGTAATTCATTACAAAGTCGAATGACGCTATTGCTTCATCAACCTTGCCGCACCATTTCAATAACTCATACTTAAACCTCTGTGAGGCTGTCAAATTAGCTGGCATAACCTCGTTTGCTTCGTTCTTAATCATAGCTTTAATATTTATTTTATTCTAATTGGTTTTGCTGTTAAAATCTTATACCACGTTTTGCCGTCTATCAATTTCGGCGATTTTGATATTAGGAAAGTCGCACTTTGCTCGGCTTTTACCGAGTTTAGTATGTCGTTCACGGCTTCTTTGTTTTGCGTCCTCATGCTGTTTATCCTCCGTCCGCGATGCAAAAGACGGAGCTTCGTTCCTATTTCCAAATTTTCGCCGAATGTCAAATACCAATCGTTACGGCTGTCTTCATCCTTAGCAACGACAATACAAACGCCCGGCTTCAAACCAAAAAGTTCTACCGCTTTGACATTCAAAGAAAAATAGCCTCCTTTACGATTGACATTTATCATTTGAACGAGTGATGGTTGGGCGTGGACTTCTGACTTTCTACGCTCATATATTTTCAATTTCATACGCTCATTTTCTTTTTGTAAGCATTTGCAAACCTGTTGCAAATACGTGTGTTAATGTTGTTGTTTATTTCGCGGATTTCCCGGTATTTCAGCCCGGTAAAGCCTGATATGTCCGTTATCGACTGACGGTGTATGTTTTTGGCCTCCCATACGATTACGTCCATTGTGGGGTTGTTTCTTCTTACAAATTGCTTTATGTCGTAAATTAGCCATGCAAAACTCGGTTTCTCTTTAACGGGTTCAAAAGGCAACGGGGCATTATCCGGCAAAAGAGTAAAAAGAAGTTCGTCGGGTCTGACATAGACAAACCCCTCGCTGATATGTTTCTTACGGTATGCCTGATAAGCGTTAGTAATATGCTTGTCATAGCATAGTATTTGTTCACCTTTTCTTACCCTGCTTAATATCGACAAATAAGCGTCTTGATAGGCGTCCTCGTCAAAAAGTCCTTGCAGGGATAAACGCTCGCGCAATTTGTAATAATTCTTTTCGCACCAGCTTTCAAATGTCATTTTCATAATTTTTCAGTCTTTAAGGTAATACGGTGTCGTATATCCTGCGCCTTTCAGCGGCAAGTCCTTACACCAGCTAATCGGTTTGCTGAACAAAGCCTCAACGTCGGCAAGCGTCTGGCCGGGCGCGGCTTCCGCTATGATTTCATCGTGTATGTGGAACACGATGTTAAGTCCCTCGTGCCGGGCGCGCAATATTACCGTGCCCAATATGTCACGCGCGGTAGCCTGTACGATATTCTCCACCAGCTTGCCGCCGTATGTGCGCACTTTGCCCCACTTCTTCGTCGTTTGGTTCAAGCCCTCATACTCGATTATCTCGTGGTCGCCGCGCCAGCCGTCCTTATACTCCATTCCGACTGCCGCGCGTGGGTAACATATAGTGCGCCCACTTGGCAAGGTGACAAGCAACATACCCCAACGCTTCGTAATGGCAATGCCACGGTGTACGGTTATGGTCTGCCCGGTCTTTATGGCTGTCATGGCCGCTTTTTCAACAATGGCCCACATCTTGACAATGTTCGGGTTATTGTCGCGCCACTTGTAAACAATATCCTTTTCCTCATCTTCGGTAAGGCCCAGCCGTGAGCCGCCCATCGCCTCTAAAGCCGACACGCCGCCGCCATAACCCAACGCCAACACCGCTACTTTGCCGCGCTGCCTCAACTCGGCGTTTCGCCCGTGCTTTTCAACGGGAACTTTGAACATACGGCTGGCCGTCTCGCAATAAATGTCGCCGCCTTGACGGAACACGTCAAGCACCCAATTTTCACCGGCCAGCCACGCGATGACACGCGCCTCTATCGCCGAAAAGTCGCAAACGTGGAACGTGTGGCCCGGTGCGGCCACGAACGCCGTGCGGATAAGCTCACTTAACACCTGTGTAACGTTGGCGAAATTCATCTCGAACTCGTCCAAATCGCCATGCTTGACAAGGTAACGCGCCGTGTCTAAGTCGGTCATGTGGTTTTGAGGCAAGTTCTGTACTTGCACCAGCCGTCCTGCCCAGCGTCCCGTGCGTGCCGCGCCGCAAAACTGCAACAAGCCGTGTATTCGTCCGTCGGTGCAAACGCATTTCTGCATTGCCTCATATTTTTTGTTGCTTGTCTTTCCCATTTCGCGGCGCAAACGCAACACTTTTTGTGCTTTCGGCCAATAAACCAGCTTGCCTTCCAAATCGTCCAAATTCTTCTTGTTAAGGCTCTCAACGGTAAAGCCTGTTACTTGACTTATGAACGCTTTGATTTGTGCCGGGCTGTTAGGGTTTTCAAGCCCTGTAAGCTGCTGCGCCTCGGTTAAAAGCTGCTCTTTATACAGTTCGTCAAAACGCGCGGCGTTGTCCACGAGCGTTCTGTCAATCATCACGCCACGGTCGTTAATCTCTTGGTCAGCCGTATAAAGTTCCTCGTCGAACGCTGCCGGTTGCAAACGCCTTACTTTACGTAAAATCTGCTGCTCAACCTCCACGTCGCGGATGTTGTAAGCCTTGAACGTGGCCCAGCGGTCGGGCGCGTCCGTCGGGTAATGCCTGACAAGCCGTGTGACACCGTTCTTTGTGGTTTTCGTCGGAACTGAAAAATATCTTATCAGGGCTTTGCCCTCCTGCATCTTGCCCTCAGCCAAATTCAACACCTCGCCGCACTGGGCCAACGACAAGGGCAACCCCATACGGGCCGCGCCTACCATTGTGCAACGCCAGCCAGCCGGGTCTAACGGCTTGTCGTAGCCGTAATACTTGCTTATACAGATACGCTCGAACGCCGCGTTGAACGCCGTCTTTACAATGCTGTTGTCGGCAAGGGCGGCGCGTATGTCGCCGGGCAGTTCTTCGCCGTTGGCAAAGTCAACGCACGTCACCGGGCCACCGTCAACGCAATAGCCGAAAAGCAATATTGTGAAGTCGGGGGCTTCCACATACTTGTACACTCCGCATGATGCAAGGTCGTAGCTGCTGTAAGTTTCAATATCGATGCCTATTTCTTTCATTGTAAATGGATATGGTCTTTGTCGCCGACGGATGCCGTATTCATTGCTTACGGATACCGTTCAAATTTTGTTAAATGGCGTGTTTACCGTTGTAAAGATATGGCGTGCGGAAATGTGGGGCAGTAAAATGGCCGAAACCACCCGTTGAACGTTTTGAAGTGCTTGCAAATCCGCGCCGCCATATCTTGTGTGGGGTAAACCCCGGCGGCCCTACGCTTTTAATACATTACCGCCGGGGGGGGGCGTAACATGAAAAGAAAGAAACTTATAAATCGTCGTCGTCATCGTCGAACTCCACGCCGCCGAAATCAGCTTCAGCCGAGGCGCGTCCGCCTAAACGCTCGTCGTCCTTAAACTTCATAATGTTGTTAAGACCGCAAGCCACGCCACGGTTGCCGTTTTTGTCGTAGCCGTAGAACGACACCGAAACAACAGCCCATACGCCACTGTAAATCTCCTCCTCGTCAACAATGGGGGCTTTATTCTTGTCTACAATGCCGGGGCGTGTGTTGCACTTGGCATTTACATAGTAATGGTTTTCAAACGCTTCATCGTCCTTGTTGTCGCCGTCGTGCAAAGGCATATCGAGCTTTTTCGGCTCTTTGCCGCCCCACTTTGAGACGATTGCCGATTGTTTGGCCGTTTCAATGGCGATTTGCAAAGCCTTGATTGTTTCTTTTTCCGACTTCGGGATAAGTACGTTTGTCATATACTTGCCGTCGCCCTTGTTTTCAGGGTCGTACTTACTGAATACGTGAACGTAACTCAAACGGCACGGGCCGAATACGACCTTCGTGTCCTTAACTTGTGGTGTAATCATACTTTTGAATTTTTTAATGTTGAAAAAATTAAATGTTTATGTTCTTGAAATCGTCGGTTGCCGAATTGAACGCCGGGCGTTTGTCATCGTCGGGCACTAACGTCGGCTTACCCTGTGGCTTCGTTATGTACTCGGCGCAAAGCGACGCGAAACGCTTTTTGCCAATCAGTCTTTCGAGGTCGGTAATGCTCCGCAGCTCCGTCGGTTTGACATACGCCTCTTTCGCGTAACCCTCTTTGTCGAGCAAAGACATTACGGCTTCTTGGTCGGTTATACGCCTAATGCTTCGGCCTTCTACAATCTTGTAACCGCTATATTCGACACCGCTTAACGCCTGTTCGAGGGCGTATTCCTCAACTCCGGCGAGCCACGTCTTGATTGTAGCCAACTTCGGCAAAATGACGCTTTCCATATCCTCTTTGCCTATAAGTTTAGGGTCGGGGTTGGCGGTTGTCGTGTCAACGCAAGTTTTCGCCAAAGCCTTGCAGCGGCTCTTCACCTTGCAGAACTGACACCATGCGCCGGGGCTTTGCTTGCCCTGTCCGCTAAACGCTTCTTCGGCTTTCGGCGTAAGCACTGTGCGTGCCCACCAAAGCAAATCGGATATGCTCGTTTCAAACTCGCTTAAATTGTCGATACGTGGCTGTACGATAGTCATCTTTACACGTGTGATGTTGTATTCAAAGCTAAAAGCCTCGTATGCGCCTAATGCGTATATCTTCATCTGTGGGTTGTCGTGTGCCGACACCTTTACGCCCTTACCATACTTGAAGTCTATCACTTCCATTAAGCCGTCGGCGATAATCACCGCGTCGGCTGTTCCGAAAGCGTCGGGCACGAACTTTGAGAAATCGAGCTTAACCTCAATCAGTAGTTGCGCGTCCGCCGTTTTCGCGCGTGCGGCGTTAAACTTTTCCAACACAATGGTTTTGTACGTGTCCGTGTACTCGTCCATTTCGCCCGTATGGTATTTGTCGGCAAGCTCCGCAATCTCCTTGTCTTCACCGCTGCTGTCACGCTTCAAAAAGTCCTTTATCTTCTTGGCGCAATAAGCGTGCGCCAGCGTTCCCTCCTCGGCGTAAACGCTGCCCTTGTCTTCCACGTCCTTTTCAAGCAAGGGCGCGGCGGTGCAATTCAGCCAGCGGTGGGCTGCGCTGGGGCTTAGTAATGCGTGTTTTCTTTGCTCTGCCATAGCTCTTGATTAAAAAGGTAATTCGTTGCCGATTGTACCGTCGTTCAAAATTTTCAGCTTGGCGCATTCATCGATGAACGCTTGCCGTTTGTCAGCCGGTAACAAGCTCGGTTTCTCCGCGCCTAAAAACGCCGCAATCTGCTTGAATTGGGTCGATAACTCCTTATGATACTTTTTGTAAAGCTCGCCCGACGTGTTTTCCTTGTAATCCTCGCCCTCGATACGTAAGCGCGTTTGGTGCATTGCAGCCCTTACGTCTTCCTCGGTCAAAGATTTGGCCTTATCCTCTGTTTTGTCTGCTTGTATGCTTTCTTTTGCCGTATCTTGGCCGTTAGGTTTTACTTCGTCTTCGGCCTTGCCGGTCTGCGCAGCCCGACTTTCTGTTTTCGGCTTTCTTGTTTGACTTGCCGGTTTTTCGTCTTCCGCAGGTGTTTCTTTGGCCTCAACTTGGTTGTTAGGCTTATCGTCAACTATCGGCGCACACCAGCCTTTTGGCTGTAAAATTGCCGTTACGAGCTGCACAACTTCGGGCGTTACACCTAAATTCACCTGTACGTTAATGCTAAAATCTGTTTTCATATTTTCCCCGTTATTTAAAGTTTGACTAATGAAAAATGTAAATCACTATTACCGCCTCGGCTATCGCCAAAGCTACGAGCGCAACATCTATTACCGTGTCGCATATCTCGTCTTTGTTTATCTTTATTCTTTTCATAGATACATCGCACTCCAGCATTTGATAATTTCCGTGCCCGTCGTCACTTTCTGCCGTCCAGCCTTACGGACACGGAACTTAATCAGACCGTTAGCCGCATACCGCGCGACGGTGTGCCGGTCAATGTGTAAAGCCTTTGCCGCCTGTGTCATGCTGTACAAGCCTTTAGGGTCAACTTCGGGTCTGGTAATTATCATTGCTTGCCGTTTATGAATTTGTTAATAAAATATTCCTGTCCTTTGGCGGTGACTTTGGTCGTCACCGTCGTTATAACCGTGTCGTCGGGGCGTGTCACAACACCTTTTGTCACCTCGAACAGTCCCAGCTCCATGCTCCTTTGCGTCGGTTGGTTACGCTCCGAGCCTCCTTTCATCAGGTAGCCGTTTTCCCTCAACCATGCAAAAAGGCGTTTTTGCCCCGTATCGCATCCGTTCTGCTTGAGTATCTTCGCCAGCTCGCCAACAAGTATGCTTCTGTCTGACGCTTTCAAGGCGTTTGCGAAAAGCACCTTCGGCGCATCCGCCGCTATCTTGTCCGCCTTTTCCTTGTTCTCTACTTGTAGTTTGCTTATCCGTTCGCTCTGTCTTTTCATGGTGTCCTGTGCAATAATCAGGGCACGCGCCATAATTTCTTCGGGGGTGTCGTCAGGTTTTGCAGCTATGTATCCGCCCGTCTTGCGGATTGAAGGCAACACCTCTCCGCACACCCAGTCTTGAAACGGCTCGGCTTGTGGCTTGTCGGAGCGCATGATAACTTTGTAGAGGTTTTGTTCGCTTATATAAATAAGGTGTTGAACTCCGCCATTGGTAGGGGTATCGGTTAAAACGATACCCTTTTTTATTAGTCGTGACTTGCAATCGCTTACGTTCTTTATTTCTAACACCCTGCACACGTCGGCAAGGCAGAACAACGGTTCCTCGCTTGTTCCGGCTGTCCTTATCTCGCCGAAATGTTCGTTTTTGAAAATCTTAATTTCATTCATGGCCTTGTCAATTTTCAATGTCAGTCACTTCGGCACACGGGTTATCGATAACATATTATTGGCGTAATCCGCTTCCGTCTTGAATTTGCAGCCCATGTAATTTCCCATTTGGGTCGCCGTTACCCTGCCGCTGTCAATGGCTCTTGCGTTTGGCAAGCTAAAGCGGCGCGTTTCGCCCATAGCCATTTCAGACAAGGCAATCCTCGTTACTCGTTCTTCTTTTCCGTCCATTTTACTACAATTTGTTAAATCCGTTTACTTAATTGCTTTAACTTTTTGCGGAAAAGAAAAACCGTCGTATATTTGCATTGTAGTAGTGCTTAGTTGGGCAAACAGTCCGACGGTCTTTCTTGTGTCCGTTCTTAGTTAGTTACTTAACACGGGTGCAAAGATATGTCGAAATATCGACAATTACAAATTTTATTGTTGATATTTCGACATAATAGGATTATTTGTAATCATTCTAAATAATAAAGCAATGGTAAACAGGGACATAAACGAGCGTTTTAGGCGAATTTACACCGAATTGTATAATGGGAACGCCACGGCTATGGCCAAAGCCACTTTTATTAGTAGAAGTACAATCAACAGTATTTTAGGCATTGGCAAAAAAGAAGTTCTACCTGGCTATGACGTTATAAGGAAAATTGCCGAAATATCGTCACCAAAAATAAATGTCGAATGGCTGATTACCGGCGAGGGTGAAATGCTCGATACGGGTGACAACACCAAAGATACTCGCCCACGCGTACCATATACTGCCGCTGCCGGTACTCTAACCCAATCAGTAGACGGTATTTCCGAAAGTCAGTGCGAACGCACGCCAAGGGTTAGGAATTTCCCTACATATGATTTTACCATTGTCATACGAGGTGACTCTATGGCGCCGGAATACCAGAGCGGCGACGAGGTGGCTTGCCGCAAGATTGACAGCACTTCATTCATACAATGGGGCAAAACACACGTACTTGACACGTCGCAGGGCATTGTGATGAAAAGGATTTACGACGACGGCGACAAAATCCGTTGCGTGTCATACAATAAAGATTACCCCGATTTTTCCATTGCGAAAAACGAGATTTACTCAACAAATTTAGTCGTGGGGGTGCTTAGACTTGCTTAGTCCATAAAAACATAATGTAAAATAAAAAATTAGGTATATATGAAAAGGGTATTTTTAAGTTTATTGGTTTTTGTTTTTGCGTTTTCAGTCAAAGCACAAAATTACATTTGGCAACTTGATGAAATAGAAATGCAGGGAACATGGGAAGTTGTAAGTGTATCAGGGCAATTCAAAGGCTTTGATTATGAGTATCGCGACAAGATACCCGTATCATTTACATTTGCCGACGGTAATTATACATCAATAAATTATTCGGATAATACATGGTTTTTCAGTGGTTATATGATAACTACGGCATCAACAGGAAAATATTTTTTGCACATGACGGCAAGAGCTAATGGCAGCTCTGCAAACTTTTGGATATATGAATTTGATAATGGGAATATGACGTTAAAATCGTATGACAATACGGGCGAAATAAAATTAGTCAAACAAAATTCTACAAATATAAATTCCGTGCAAACAGAACAAAACAGTAATAGCAAAATATATTCTGTAAATGGCATAGAATTAAGTGAGCCGGTCAAAGGTATAAATATTCAGAGCGGAAAGAAATTTATTAAAAAGTAAATCATATAAAATGCAAATATTCAGCAAATCACATTTTAACATCTGTAATTTACTGAATATCAATAAAATACAATCGTGCAATCTTTTACAAGCCAAAAGGCCACCTTTTGCAATGCGATATGTAACACATTGATTTTCAATCACATATAGACAAGGTTATAATTGTTCATCATCCAACAAGACATTTGTCTTTAACTCCTCTAACTCCATTAACTTCTTTAACTCCCGGTAATAACTCCCTTAACTCCCAAAAATAAAGATATGCCTGAAAAAATAGTTGTAAAGGTTGGCAGCAAC